AATCTATAGCAAAGAATAGAAAGTCTCGATCTCGTTGCTTTTGAGTTAAAGCGTTAAGATTTTTCTAGTGTGATAACCCTTTCTCCACAATGGCTCGTTACAACAATTTTTGGAAACCAAAGAAATGGAGATTATGAAAGGAGTGTGGGAATTATGAAACTGAAAATCTTGACATTGCTTTTACTGAGTTTGCTGAGCATTGATTGCCAGATCGGAACGCGTGTAGATGCTTGCAAATCAGATTTAAAAAGAGATTATTCGGCTAGTTTTTGTGAAATATTAAACATAGCACCACTTGCAAGGAGCAGTGATGGAACGAACACTGATGGAATAAATAATCTTATTATTGGATGCTTATTATACCATGTTAAGGTAAAGGAGTGCGAAAAGGAAGGGAATCAATACGTACCTGCTTTGTATAGCAAAGAATAGAAAGTCTCGATCTCGTTGCTTTTGAGTTAAAGCGTTAAGATTTTTCTAGTGTGATAACACTTTCTCCACAATGGCTCGTTACAATAATTTTTGGAAACCAAAGAAATGGATATGAGAGTATATTTCGTAAAATTGATAGTAATAAGTTTAATTTACTTGGTTTTTTCAAATTGTTCTATTGGATCCGCTAGAGATGCATGTAAGAATAATTTGAAAAAAAGAAGCTTGTTCGAGCCAAGTGATGACAGTTGTGAGTTTGTTGTCGTTGTAAGTCCATTGACTGCCGAAGGCTCAACGATTCCCGAAAGTTTTGATGCACGAAAAAATGCGTTATTGACGACATCCATGCTCAACTGTTATCAATATTACGAAAAACTTCAAGAGTGCAATAAAGTGGAGAAGAAATATCTTCCCGCAATATATAGTAAAGAATGATTGGCTCTGAAAAAGCACTGAGATCTTCATATTACATACTTTGCATATTTATGGCTTTGTTTATGAGCTGTTTTATAGGTTCAAGGCGAGATGCCTGCAGATATAATTTAAAGGAATCCTCAGGTGCGGCGGATTGCGAATTGTTGACAATATCGGCTTTTGTCCCATCGCAAGAGGCTACCAATTCGAATGTGCTTTCTGCACTGATGCTAAGTTGCTATCAATACTATGAAAAACTTCAAGAGTGTGAGAAGGAAGAATATAAATACATGCCTGCTATTTACGGAATCAATTCTAATCCTACGTCGGACGCAATTGCTGAAAGGATAGTTAGGGAAAAATGATCCCATGAAATTAAAAATATTACCTTTGATTCTTTTGCTTTTGGTTTCTTGCATTGCTGACTCAGAGAGGGTAAATTGTCGAGAGGATTTAGATAGTATTACTTTTGAAAGGGATATGATCTTAACCTTGTTGCTATCGGAGGCAGGAAAGGACAAGGTAAGTGAAGAGTAATATGCAGCAAACAAGTCATTGAATTTCGCATATTACTATTTATTAAATGAGAAATCGCTTGAAAAGGAGCGAAGATGTGAGGGTGACTTTTTCCTTAAGCTTTTTTCCCCAGAATCAAAGGATTTAAAATAAGATTCAGCTTCCGCGTTAAGGATCGATGCGTGGTCAAGTTATTGCTTCGACTAAAGAGCAATGAGTTTAAAAAAACTCTAATAACTTGACCGAAGCGGAGAGCCTGTGCCGCGTTCAGCGGCAACGCCCCAGTTTTTTCTCTTAGCGATGGGATCGAACTTAGCATCAGGAGTTCCGAATGCGCTTAAAATTTCAGAAGTATATGATTATGGCTCTTTTACTTCGAAAAATGTAAATGGTAGTTTGTGAAAAAGTATTTACTCATCTTTAGTTTCTGTTTTATAAACTGCTGGACTTATAATACTTATAAGTTTTCAGAAATTACGATTCATCCTGTTTGCTTAGGATTAGAAGAAAAGAAAAAAGTAGTATTAGTTGTGAACTATGATATTTATAGGAATGGCGAGTTAGGTAAATATGCAAATCTCTTTTCAAAAATGCACAATTCAAATTTCTTTAAGGAAATTAAAGAATTAATAGAGGATACCGGATATTTCGTCGTAATTGGATCTGATCCGTCAACAAAGGATTACGATTTTAAGATCGAGGCGCGATATTATGAAAATGCTGAAGGAGGTTATAGGGAAGTAAATTTCTTCGGATTTTCTCAGACGAGGGCTTCAACTAAAGTTGGAGGGACACGGAGCGTGAATATTCGCATAGAGGATGAGGAAGGTAAGGAGATAATTCATTCTGAAAAGTATGATAAATACGGGCTAATCAATCCAATTCTTTTTAATTTAGCTTTTTTAATCGAATTACCTCCAGCGATAGCACGGGAAAGGATAAACATTGCGAATATGAAAAAGGCGGCCGTTTATGAAGTCGTCACTGAATTAAAAAATAAGAATTTGGTCCCTTGAATTTTCAAATGATGTATTTAAGGTATTCCATTCTAAAGTTTAATTTTGCATTTGGAGCGGTTGCGATTTTATTTATACCAGCCACCTCTTTTTAGTTTAGATATTCGTGAGATTACCGTTTTACGAATTATGAAATAAGTGAAGAATCTAAGCTATGTTTTAAAAAGTTAGACGAATGTAAATCTGAATGTTTGCGTTCCTATCCAAATAGAAGTGATTTAAGACAGTCGAAATGTCGTTATTATTGTGTGATCGATATTAAAGAGAAGTGCGAAGCGCCCGTATATTATAAGTCAAATCGAATATAGAATTCTTTTTTTATTTTGGATAACCCCATTTACTCGGACGGCCCCAAGAGATTGTAGACGGATATTGTAGTCCCTTTATGGCGTTTCTTTATGAATTCTACAGCATTTCGAAGTCCTGTTGAATTCTTAATTGCATGAATTTCCGAGGGTGTGAAAAATCTTTTAAGTTTCTTTTCCACTTCCCGAATTTCTTCGTCAGTAAGTTCGGGCGGCGTCATGTTTTTAAAGTTTGAAGACAAAAAATCCTCCACAGGTCTTAAAGATAAGATTGTAAAAAAGTAAATAGGAATAAGAAGCCCAATTCTACTAATTCTCCTTTGAAAAATGCTAATAAGGCACATTTACCAATTCATTTAACTTCGCTTATATTGCTTACTATCTCTTTCAGAAGGCCTTCCTTTTTTCTTTGCTGAACGATTGTGTTTAATTCCGAGACTAGAAAGATATTCGAATGTCGGTGGGTTAAAAATGTCTCCGTGAAACGCGAGATAAACAGAAGTGTAGCAGATACAAAGTCCTTTTTTCTCTAAAGCCTTATGAACATGAGCGATTGGTTTTTTTATTCCAATGGCGCGTATCGCATCTATAAGTTCCTGGCCATGCAAGGGTTTGTCGCTCGCCAAATTCGAGTTTGTTTCCATGTTTTTGTTATTTTCCACATAAGCATTTCGTTCGAAAAAGACGGGAATTCCGTTTTGAATGCGTTTTATGATCCGAATTGGGATTCGAAGGTTAAGACTTTTAGATTGCATAATTATACTTTTAAAATTTACTTACCCTGAATTTAAGAAACGACTCTTATGTTTATAAAAGCATAATATGCGTTAACGCATAAATCAACAAAAAAATATCCGCAGATGCATAATTTTGACATTTCAATTCAGCTCCGAAAATTGATGAAAATCAGAGGTTGGACACAGGAAGAACTCGCGAAAATTGGAGGAGTAAACCAGTCGTCGATTAGTCGATATATGCAAGGCGCTCTTCCGGCCTTGGATTTTATTATAAATTTATATAAGAATAAAAGAGTCGATCCGATTATCTTCGTTCGAGATTTCGAGGAAGATACCGTAAAATTTGATGTTATTGGTGAGCGATTGGTTGAGGATGTCTCGCAGTTCCTTCGTTTTTTGAAAAACTCACCGGATGCTTTGGAGTTATTTTGGAAAATTTATAATCTGGATGAAGTAGGGAGAAAAGCTGTTATTGCTTTCGTAGATAGAATCCTAGAGGAATAAAGGACTTCTCGCTGTTTGCAAGATAGCAATAAATCTCATCTGTTGTTAGTTCGGAGTTTATTTGTAAGTGAGTGAAGTTTTGAATAATTCTCGCGACAACATTTTTTCTCAACCGAAAAAGGGCTCTTTGGTAGCTAACGGAATCAACTTTTCTGTAAATGAAAATATTCGTTTTTGCAACAATTGAATTTGTTTGAATTAAGTTCTCGAAGCCTGAGGTTTCAAAAAGATTGATTCGTGTGATCCCTATAGACCATATTGCAGTAGCGATTGTGCATCCGATCGGTGCAATGAAATTATACTCTGGAAGGCCGTAGAATTTTAACAAAACTGAAAAAACTCCAATAAAGCAAAGCCACAGGAAAACTCCGACGGAAATATAAACAATACGAACTCGATCCAGTCCTCTTCTTCTTTTAAATCCTAAACATAACACAAAAACTGAATATAAGAGACTCAAGACTCCACCAATTACGAAATAATCGTAGAGGAACCCGGATTCAAAAAATAATTTTGATTCGGAGATTTTCGCGTTTTTTATATAGTAATCGGAAAAACTAAATGTTACAAGCGGGAGGATATATCCTAAAAGAATCAAATAATTGCATACTTTTGAGAGTTCTTTATCAAACACATAGGGGTAGATGAATCGAACGAGGAGTAAGGGGCATGCGATCATCGGCAAAGTCATAGCCCGTGCCCAAAGTAAAGTATTGCCGGGGAAAACAAATGGAATCGCGAATAACGTATCCCAAACACCTATTAAGACGCAAAGCGCGCCAAAATCGCTGAACTCGCGTCTTTGGCGGACCGCAAAGAGGATGTATAACCCCAAAGAAAAATTAAATACTGAAGTGCTAAATAAAATTGCAGATGTTTCCAAGGTTTTTCCCTGGAAAACATTAACTTAACTCTGACGTATTTTTGCAATAATTTTCGCATAATCCGACACTTGTATTGCCCATTCGGTCGGTCGAATTTCTCCCGCTTCCAATTTGCCATAGTTTGGGTAGTAAATTGTATATGGATGATCCTTTGATTCGACCGTTCCGAAACGATTGTAGAGCCTACCTACGGACGGCCTTTCAATATCATAAAGACCAAATGTCGCGTCAAAGTTTTGTTGGACTGTATATTCAGCGCTCATAACCAAAACTCTTAATCCTGCGGTCATGTTTGAAGCAGCAAACGAATTCATTTCAGAAATATTTCCGTTGCCCAAATCTACTTTTTCTTCAGAATCTTTTCTTATTGCATATTCGATTGGAAGTCCTTCTGGACCTCGCACTAAGACGCGTGACGTTGCTACTATATTTTGTTCATCGTCAATTCCAATGAAATACTGGCTCAGGCCGTTTAAATCAAATCTTCGATCAAAATCGGCATCATAGCCTACATAACCGAGCTTTGAATACTGGTCTTGTACGAATGTTCGTGCCTTCTCAACTAATCGTGCGTTCGTTTCGTAATTGCACATTAGAAAGAGGGTTGCTTGCTTTTCGGGGTTTTGATGTTTCGTTGTTTGTGGTTCTTTGAGTTTAATATGTGACATAATATAAATATGTCACATTATTTTCATAATTCAAGCTTTTGGTAAATCCTTTCTATATTTTTTCTTAAAGGGTTTTGCGGGTATTTAAGGAATTTCGAATATTTGGTTTATGTAAGGCGCTGACGCCGACGTTTTCCATGTTATGTTCTCCTAACCGCTAAAAAAATCGATAGTTTGCCGGACTAATTTGATTCCCGAATTGACAATGCTCGATACCTAAACTAATGTGTAGGAGTGAAATTCGACGAGAATCAGCCATTCCGATCTAAGATATTATCCGATCGAGTATACCCTTTTATAAATCCAGTCCGCGCGGGGTTCCCATCGCCCGCAGCGGAATATATCGAAAGCGAGCTTAACCCTATCGATCTTCTCGTACCGAATCCGGATTCCTCTTTTTTCGGCAAGGTTCTTGGAAATTCAATGGAGGATGTTTTCGTTCGAAATGGCGACCTTATCATCGTAGACAGATCGATAGAACCGCGTAACGGACACGTCGTGGTCGGCACATACGAAGGAGCGTTTCTTACGAAAATCCTCCAAATCGAAGGAAAAAGACGAACACTCGTTTCCGGAAATCCGCTCTATCCCCCGATTCCAATCACGAACGAAAACGAATTCCAACTTTGGGGAGTAGTTAGGTGCAGTTGTCACGATTTACTTGGAGGGTGGGGTGTACGCCCTCGTTGATTGTAATTCGTTTTACTGTTCGTGCGAGCGTCTTTTCCGTCCGGAACTTCGAGACCGTCCGGTCATCGTGCTTTCAAACAACGATGGTTGCGTAATTTCGCGAAGTTCCGAAGCGAAAGCGATCGGAGTTAAAATGGGTGAACCTGCGTTTATGCGAAGAGAATTCTTTGCCGCGAATAACATTCACGTTTTTTCTTCGAACTACGCGTTGTATGGCGACCTCTCGCGACGCGTGATGAACCAATTGCGCGACTTTTCTCCGGAAATTGAGGTCTACTCGATCGACGAAGCGTTTTTAGGACTTAGCGGTTTCCCAAAAATTACGTTACCCGCGATCGCGAATAACATTTTTCAAAGAATCCCGCGAAACACCGGAATTCCGGTAAGCGTCGGCATCGGACCAACGAAAACTCTTTCGAAGATCGCGAACCACCTCGCGAAGAAGAGAGAAGAATACGGCGGCGTTTTTATAATCGATTCCGAAGCCGCGCGAGAAACAGCGCTCAAACAAGTTTCCGTCGCAGACATTTGGGGAATCGGTCCCGCATTCTCGCGCAAACTCGAAGCGGTCGGGATTATGAACGCTTGGGAATTTGCGAACGCGAACAAGCATTGGATCAGAAAACATTTAACGGTCGTCGGTGCGAGAATCGCGTATGAGCTAAACGCGATTGAATGTTCTACACTCGTAACGATTGACCCTGCAAAAAAGACGATCGCGATCGCCCGGTCGTTCAGCTCAATGCGTGACTCGCTGGAGTCTTTGGAGGGTGCAGTCGCAACGTTTGCGACGCGCGCAGCATTTAATCTTCGAAAACAAGACGGTTACGCGAATTTAGTCCGCGTCTTTATACATACGAACGCTCACAGACCGGATCTGGATCAATACGCGACAAACATCCCGATTCCGTTGCCCGTACAAATGCAAGATACAATGAAAATCGTCCGCTATGCGCTGCTTGGCCTACGGCGGATCTACAGACCGGGACTTCAATACAAAAAAGCGGGCGTGATCCTGGACCAAATCCGAACGAAGGGCGATCAGCAAGACGACCTCTTTAGCGACTTTGATCGAAGTCGTGATGAGCAAATTTCGAGCGCGATGGATCGGATAAACGGAAAGTTCGGAAAAGATAAAATCAAACTCGCGGTCGCAAGCAAGCAGAACGCGTGGTCGCTCCGCCAAGAAAACCTTTCTCCGCGATATACAACAAGATGGGAGGACATTCCGCTTGTGCTATCATAACTCGCTTACCGCTTCTTCGCAGAAGTTGTCTGCGCGATTTAGCGCAGGACTGATCGAACCAGCGGATTTTAAACCGATCTTTCACGAACATGGTTACGAACATAAACCGCGCCCTCTTGTAATTCGTGAAGATGAAAATCGATTTTTAGGGGCAGGCTGGGGACTGATCCCCAAATGGGTGAAAAGTGTTGAAGAAGCGAAACTGTCGCAAAATCGAACATTGAACGCAAAATCAGAAACGATTTTTGAACTACCTTCCTTTCGCGAAGCAATTCTATATAGAAGATGCCTGATTCCTTCGACTGGATTTTACGACAGCCAAGAGGTTCACCAAAAAACGTATCCCTATCGAGTTTTTTTAAAACATGAAGAGATCTTTTCTTTGGCGGGGATCTGGGAAGAATGGGAAAATCCGGAGACTGGCGAAATAAAAAAAACGTATTCTATGCTCACAACTCCGCCGAATCGGAAATTCTCGCAAATTCATACACGAATGCCTTTGATTCTTCCGCGAGAAAAAGAAGAGATTTGGATCGATTCGGCAATGAAAAGTCGAAAGGATATTGAACCTCTTCTCAAGATATATCCAGAAGAAAACTTAGATTTCTATACAATCCGGAAATTCCGTCCAGGTGACAACTACGACGAAGACATCCTAAAAAAAGTAGCATACGAAGAACTTAGCCAGCAGGAGCTTTTTTGAAAAAATCACCCTTCCCGAAAACGGGAGGGGGTTAAAAGCATGGATTTGGTTGATTAAAGACTGCATTTCGGCAAAACGTCGCATTTAATCAATAAATTATTATTTCCTAAATGAATATTCCAGTATTTTAATTGAATACTTAATAATATACTTTACTCTCTTTAATCTCAAAAGCCGGTATTCGGTTAATTCTACCAATTTTAGGCACGTGAGATAGTTCCAGAAATGAAAGACTTTCCTTTCGATCTTGAAATGGGTTGGAAATTTGGATTGGAGAAATGAAATGAAAATTCTGAAAAGATTGTTCGTATACCATCTTTGTTTTGGGATGCTTGCGTGTGCGACTGTGTACAAAACAGGAAGTTCTTCAGGTTATGCCCATAGCCAAGGATTCGATCATAACGCCGAGCTTTCAAAGGAGCTGGCAGAATTAAAGTATCCAATGAGTACCGGGCTTTCTATCTCAAAACCGGAAATCAAAGAGAAGGAATTTTTGGCGTGGCTACGAGCGAATAAAACCAAATTCAATTCCGTTCTCGCAGCAATGGATTCCAATTACCAAATATATACATATATTCATTCGATCGAAGGGGTTAAGTCTGAAGTCCTGAAAAAATATTGCGATGAAGTAAAAGAACAGGTAAATAATGGATTCAGAAAAGAGGGCTTCCCCGTAAATCGATTTGGAACGCTCTGCCGAGGATGGAAAGAGACAATCGCTAATATTGACGCAAGGAATATTCTAAACAATCGAATTACTTTTCAAGTTAGATCTCCGGACAATTCGTTCGAAAGCCGGGCATTTGAAATCGAGACAAATGTGTTAGAAGCATTAGGAAAAAACGAGAACGTTTCCGTTGTAATCGAAGGTCACGTTGAAGTTACTGGTTCATTAGATGCAATAGGACCAGACGAACTGAAACTTGTATATGGTTGTACTGCTTCGATAGATGGAAGCAATTCAATCCGGTATGAAAGTGAAGTTATAGATTTAACCGTGAAAAAGAAAGACTTTGCCTTGAACACGATTAACGTAAGCAAAGAGATTTCCACAATTAAATGTTCAATGCGTGTATATGATGAGGACGGGTTCTCTCGAAGCGAAAAAGAGACGCTGATCGAATTTACAAACGGAATGGACGGGTTCGTGAAAAATTTAAAAAATCCCTCAAAGGGATTGGAATATTTCAAGACTGAAATCGCTCCGTGGATTATTGGAGTGCCTTTGTTCCTTAAACTCTTTGATCTAATCGACCCTAATGATTCCGGGGATATGACCTCCATAGAATTGGGTAAGAGTCGTGGATTTACTCCTACGATTTATCAAGTTTCCGAACCGGATCGCAACGTAAAACCGATTCGACTCTGGTTTACGGTAAACATAGAACATACGAACTTCGATAATCCAGCAAAATAGGGATCGTAGGTAGATAACTGAATTATAATCGTATAGAATCAAAATAAGTTTAGTATCAAAACTTGTTTCAGAGAATCAAAAAAAACTTGCGGACGCTCCGGCATCGACGTCATGCTATATACAAAATCTTTAATTCTTTTAAAGGGGAATAATGAAAAGAATCGTATGTGTGGCAGGGATGTTGTTTTCGATCTTGCTGGTTTCTTCCAATTGCGCGTTTTCGGAAGGAACGATTAGAGCTGACTATCCAAATCCAATTCTAAACGAAAAAACCAAAAAGAACGTCACTTTGATTTTTCAAAAATCGGATGATTCACCTGTTTCGATCGTAGACGGATTCAACAGGGAAGGAATTCGTAAGAATAGTTTAGGATTCGAGACCGCGCACATGTTCACCGATCCGAAAGGGCCGCAGATGTTGAAAGAGATTTTAACAATGGAGTTAAAGAACTCTGGAATCGATGTAGTAGAAAGCTCAGATTCAGCTAAAGCACCTCAATTGGAATTAGAATTACTCCATTTATTTATGGAGGTAGAAGTCGGAATATTCGCAGGCGATATTGTAACGATCATCGATGCAGATATTATAATGAAGACGAATGGGAAGGTATATAAAAGGAGATTCAAAGGGATAGGGGAATCGAGGACAATTCTCTGGATAGATCATTTTTATAAGAAATCACTTAAAAGATCCCTCGAAGACTTTGTAAAGAAGTCTGTCCCGGAAATTATCACTCTTATTAACGAGAAATCTTAATGCGCGGAGTTATGAAAATGAAACTTAGAAATCTGATACTGTTACTTTTGTTATCTTTCTTTTTTGGTAACTGTTTTTATCAATTGATATACATTGATCGTGTGGACCGGACGGAGCCGCAGTGGAAAGTTACGGAAGAAGAGAAGAAAGAACTGAAGAAGGTGACTAAGTAGAGTTCCTCGCTTCGTTGGGGATCGTTAATGCGACCCTAACTCTGGAGTAAAGCCGCATCGCGCATGTGCGCTTGCGACCGCAATGTCAAGGAGGCTCTTTCGTTATGCGCAAATTTACAAAAGATAATTAACAACAAGGATTATAATGAAGAAGGCTTTTTTGATATTTTACACACTTATAGTAACCTCAAATACAATTTCTGCTGAATCAGATTCTAAGAGGGGGAATTTATTTATTGAGGCTACTTATTCGGAAGGGTTTAAATACCCGAAGGCGAAATTAAATAGAATTGATGATAGCGTAATGGATAAGGAAAATAATTTATATACGCAACCTGATGTAATTGGATATTATACTTACAATTACGGAACCACTGCAGAAAAGGTTGCTAGCGTATATGTCTTTGACCATTCTCCAAAGCCAAAGTTATTTGGACAAACTACAAGCCTTCTCTTTGAATATGTTATGAAATCTACTTTTGGAATCGGGCTTAGTCTAAATAGTTCAAATTTTCAAGCTTCTCACCTTAGCTATCCAAAGTTCGATTCGTTATTCGATTTAGGTCTTATTAAGAATGCAACGCCAGGATTTGCCGGCTTTTCCGTTGACCAGCTTATCGGTTACGAGATTTTGCTTCCATATCAGACTCACCATGACAACGAGTTTTTAAAAATAAGAACTGCGAATATAAACTTCTCATATCACTTCTTAAAGGAATCCAATTTCGATCCGTACATTAGAATAGCTTTCGGCTATGGAAAAGAAGGCGTCACTGATTCGAAAATATATCAAAGTAGCCTTATAATCGGAACACGTTATTTTATGAATAATAGACTTTACTTACTCTGCGAAGTTGTCGGTAATAACTATGATGCGTATAGGGTGACTAACGGGACTTTAAAAAATATACTAAACGAAAAAAATAGGCATGTTTGGTCGTTACAAGAATATTCCGCAAAAGTCGGTTTAGGTATCAATTTCTAACAATTTGCAATTCAGCGTATAATATCATTTGGCTCTTATTTGATTGGCGAGCGGGTCGGGTTTGATGAATTCTCAAGGCGTTTGTGTAAGTTATATTTTACCAACGCAGTAGTGAGTACGTTAGATTTATTTACAGGAAAAGTATTGAAATACGAAACACCTGTGTACAACTACAACGAATAAGTATAACCCATGTCTCCGGTCTAGAGTGTTACCGATGTGCCAGAACATACAAAAGGGTAGGGGAAAAAGGGCGACAGAATTACATATTATCGGAAGTAGGTGGGACCACAAAGTCCTTGATTGTTAAAGAAAAGTAAAATACGCAATTGTATTTTTTCTTAATAAATAAATGAAATTACTCTTGAACCAATGGGACGCATTATTTTAAGTTAGTTAGAACTAATTGATATACGAATATATGGAATAAGTCATGTATTTATATAAAGTCGGAAATGAGAATTTAATCAAAATATCATAATGCTATTCTTTTAGAAAATGAAAACAATATATCTAGATAACAATGTTTATGATGCTGTGCTTAGAGAAGAAGTTAACGCTAAAAAATTATGGGCAGACCTGCTTAGCCTAAGTAATGGAGGCAATGCTCGCGTTTTGTATTCTTTAGCCAATATTTCGGAGGCTCCCAAGGATGGGAAAGTTATAGCTTTAATGCGAACCTTATGCAAAAATAACTATCTAAACGAGAAATATCAGATAGTTGAAAGAGATCCTCAAGAGCTTCATCGAACTTTGCATGAAAATTCACTTGAAAGTGATAAACTTATAATGACTGAAAGTTTGTCAATAGCAGCTCCGCCATTTGATCTGAGGCCTTACTTAAATACATTAGGATTTGGACCACAAAGACTTAACAATATTTCCGAAGAAGAAATTTTTCCTGTTTTAACGGATTTGTTTGATAAATTACTTTCAAATGGAACCGCAAATGTAGCCGGAGGTCCTTATGCGAATTTTGACATGGATAAGTTCGTGAAAGAAAGGCAAGCGCAAAGTATAGATCTGATTGAAAAACAAGAGAAGTCAACTGTAGCCGAACTTATAAAAATCAAAGATGATTTAATATCATCAACTGAGCAATACTCAAAATTATTCGACCTTGATATTGCATTATCAAGGGAAATTATAGCTCCTAAATTAGCTGAGATAGATTCACAATTAAACGTCTTTCGAATGCAGGTAGCCGATACAAAACGGAAACTCAAAGAACAAAAAAAATCCGATGGTGTTCAAATTAAAAATTTTAAAGATTTCTTGGAATTTCTATATTATGCAGTGGATCCCCCGATTACTACATTATTTGGTAAGATTCAGTTACATTTTAGTTTACTTGATTCTTTTGGCTATTATCCAGATACTAAAAAGAAGAAAAGGAAAGAACGGGATGGAGGATACTGGGTTGAGATATGGGATACAAATCATCTTTTATTTGCTTTGAACTGCGACTATTTTATTACTAAAGATTTCGGATTTTATTCGCGAGCAAATGCAATTATAAAATACCACAACTTGAATTTAAGAATACTTTCTATTGAACAATGTGAAAAAGAATGGTTCGATTGATTTCATGTTACATCGTAAAGTTTCGTCTCCTCGCTTTGTTAGTGCAAAAACGCTTGTGAGCGTAAAGTCGAGAGGGCTCTTTCATTAAATGGCATGCTAAAAGATATTCTGGAATACTATTATGATGCTCTATAAATACAGATCAATAAATGAATTTACTTTTAAACTGATATTGGACAACGAACTTTATTTCGCAAAGCCATCTGAATTTAATGATCCTTTTGATTCTAGGACAAAGACCATTTACCACGGAACATTTAATGAATGGTATACTTTATTTCGTAGGAATGGAATGAATCATGATGAGTCAAAGCAAAAAGCTGAAGAATGGGAAGGGAAGGTAATTGATGATTCAATGTTGGGGGATAGGCAGGCCTCGGATGACGAAAACAGAATATTATGTCTTTCACAGGTTCGGGATAATATTCTAATGTGGGCTCACTATGCAGATCAGCATAGAGGTATTTGTCTGGGATTTGAAGTTACTGAATTGAAAAAAAGTAGAGGATTGGAACTTGAAGAAGACGATTTCGAACTTCCAAATCCCAATTATCCGAAAGGTTATCTGTCAATACTCGATGTCAACTATAATAATGTAATGCCGCCGCCATTAAATTTACTCAAGGAATCTCCTTCTGAGATATTTCGGTTCTTACTAAGGAAAAATGAAGACTGGAAATATGAATATGAATCACGTTTATTTTTGGTAAATGATTGGATAAAAAGAAATCCAGTTCGTTTTAAGAAAAAAATACTTAAAGAGATTATTTTTGGATTAAGAATGTCGGAGACTGATAAAAAAATAATCCGAGATATTATTACTAAAAATTACGTAGAGAATGGCTTCGATGTTCGAATTTTTCAATGTCATGAAAGCGATGTTAATTATCAGCTTTCCATCAATTAATTTAGCACGTCGAAAAATTGCGCTTACGAGACTTTTTCTATGCCTCATTCAACTCTTTCGCACATAATTGATAGAGGATGTAACGTCGAAGGACTTCGTTAGTGCAAAAATTTGTAATTATGAAATATTCAGAAAAAGTTAATCAATTTCTAAGTGAATATATACCAGGTCCTAAAATATATTCTCAGACCTACTATCATTATACGAAACTTTCTACTCTTATTGAAATTCTAAAAAATCGGGAAGTATGGTTCACCGATATATCGTTTCAAAATGATACAACTGAGTTCAGCTACGGTTTAGAAAGAGCAAAGAAAGTATTTTCTATTGTAAAGACGAGTATGGATCTATCTGACTTTTCAAATAAGGTTGCTGATTCATTTGAGAAAGAGATCGATAACATGGGCAGAAATTTTCGTATTTTCACTTTTTCATTAACGTTGAATCGAGATAACCTCGTTCATTGGTCTCGATATGCACGATCAAATCAAGGGGTATCTATTGGTTTTGATATTTACCAGCTCGGCCTTGCTGAAAGAGAAGGAGAGCTCCCGGCTTCATTCATACCGTATCAAGTAATCTATGATAATGACGCTCAAGCAAAAGCATTTGAAAAATTATTTAAATGCTATCTAGATCATGTTCAGACGACCCAGGGTCTGACTAATGTAGATGTTCGTCAAATCGGTAGCTTAACAATTGCAATGGCAACTCATTTATGTTCTTTTTTTAAAAATGAGCATTTCGTAGATGAGAATGAATTACGATTCATAAAATCTGTCGACGTCAGAGAACCTAAAAAGGTCCAATTCCGATTCCAAAATGAGACTATGATACCCTATATCATTTGTGATCTGGCAAACGAAAAAGTAACACCAGCAAATCTGATTAAGGAATTGATACTTGCCCGCGGTGCGAAAATAAATAAAGTAGCAATGGAAATATTTTGTAACCGCCTAACGAACCACAAGCCCACCGTTTTTTGGCAGATCCTCGCAAGAAAGACTTCTCGGTATCGTTTCCCAAGACTTAAAAAGATCTCGTAAATAAGCGTAAGGATCGATACCTGAGATCTTTGCATTTTGAATTAACGAATAGAATCCCGCGCTCGCAGTTGCCCCTTGTGGACAACCGGAGAAGAGCCAGTTTTTTCTACCGATCACAAAAGGACGAATGTCGTTCTCAACGAGATTCGTATCTAATTGCAATTCCGGATGATCCAAAAAGAGAAGCAGTTTTTCCCACTGGCCAGAAAGATAAGAGAGCGCTTTTCCCATAGAAGATTTGGGAGCAACTTCGACGATCCGTTTGTTCATCCAAGAACGAATCTCATCAACGATAGGCTTAGATTCGGATTGCCTGAGTTTCAGATGTTCTTCAGAACTTAAACTTTCTACCTTAGCTTTTGACTCGATTGTATAAAGCTTACCGATTTTCTTTACGATCCATTCTGCTTGCACATTCTTAGAATCGATTTTTAGAATTTCGAAAAATCTCCTCCTCGCATGATTCCAACATCCCGCGTGAAGAATCTTAGATTTAACTTTCAACAAAGAATCGTAAGATTCAAAACCGTCCGTTTGGATGATTCCTTCAAATCCCTGGATCCATTCTTCTAAAAACTTAGCGCTCCGACTCGGCTCATAATGATAGAGAACAACGGGCTTTTCTCTGATGAACCCTCGGATCACCCACATATACGATTTGGATGTATTCAACTTTCCTTCTTCGTTTAACACTTGAAGAATCGTCTCATCGATCTGCAAATACTTCGATTTGAAAAGTTCCCTTCTCACATCCTCGATCATCGGAGAAAGTTTTTCAAAAACTTGAATTGCGGTATTGGAAAGGGTGCTCCTTGAAATATCCACTCCCGATCTCTGGAGAATCCCGGCTTGTCTGTAAAACGGAAGAGCATCCGCAAACTTTTGAGTAAGCGTGTGAGCTAAGAATCCGGAAGAAAGCATACTCTTCTCAGCGATCTGATGGGGAACCGGCGCGATTCTTACGACAGGTAGAGTTTCATCAGAAGTTCCTTCACAATGCTTACACGCATACTTAGGGCGAATATGAACTTCGACTTGTATTTTAGCCGGGATAATATCTAACTTCTCGGACTTGTCTTCTCCGATACGAGTAAGCTCGTGACCACAAGAACAGGTTTTATCAATTTCAGGAATATCATGTAGGATTTCGATTCTTGGAAAGTAGTCCGGGAAAGGTTTTCTTCCCGTCTTCTTTCTTGTATGGCTTTTAACAGGACTAAAAAGACTTTCTTCTTCGGGTTCAGGAGAATCTTCTTGCAAGGAGCTTTCTATTTCGTTAAAAAGAAATCCTTGATCTTTTTCGATCTGACTCCATTTCTCAGTCTTTCTCCCGAAAAGCTGGATCTTCAATCTCTCGATCTGATCCAAATGTTCGGATTCTTTCTGTTTTTGGAGTCGTAATTCTTCCTGATATTTATTATTCTCTAATATAATGATTCTTTTTAGTTCTTCTACATCATCAGGAAGAGAGTTTAGATCCAAAGACATTCGGATTCAGTCTTAATACTTTCTTTTCTTGAGTCAAACATTTTCAACTGACATTCTTGTATTTTAGTTTCTTGTGCTCTTTGAAAAAATCGATCCCATTCAATAGCCAATGAAACCTTTCAACGGGTATTTTATGCACTTCCTCCTCTGAGTTCGGCCACGGGAATTTACTCTCTTCCAGTCTCTTCTGCCAAAGGCAAAACCCGCTCTTATCCCAGTAGAGCATCTTCAGTTTATCTTTCTTGCGATTGCAGAAGAGAAAGACGCTCGCCGAATACGGATCTTTTTTCATCTTTCCTTCTACGATTACAGAGAGCGTATTGATCGATTTCCTTAAATCCGTCGCCCCAGGTCGAAGATACACTTTTCTGTTTCCGGGATTTAACTCCATCGTCCTAAACTAAACTGAACGTTTACTTGGAGCGATGCCTTCCCCGACGTATCTATCTTTAGGGTCAAAAATTCGGCTTCTACCAATGACTGAGAATTTGTCGAGGAAGGAGGAATTTCTACAAAGTCGTTCTTCTCTGAATGCTTAGAACGTCTCTCCCAATGATATCGAAACGTCGTGTATTTGAGGTGTCTTTCTTTACAATACTGAGGCTGGGAAAGTCCACTCTTTGAAAAGTCATCAAACTCTTTGGGCCAATCTATTTTCGTTTTTTTCATCAAAGACAGTTTACAACATTTATACGATTAGAAAAAGGTGCGGTTGTTTAGGCGCTTACAATATTTTGCAAGCAGTACGACCTTGATCATAATATAATTCACGACTCCAAGGTTCCTTACAGAGCTGAATACGGCGGTTAACTCAGAATTTCACTCTTCACTTTGCATCCGGATTAATATAATTCTTAGAAAATTGTCCTGATCAAATGAGACATAATCCTGATGTGACAGAACATACATTCAAGGAAGTTAGGGCTACGCATGGACTTTCGGAACATGGTAGAGTTCTTTATTGCCTTTCTTGAATACTATTTCGGCCCCGAGTGCTTCGATTACACTTATTAAGCTATTGAAAGTAGGGTTGTCTCTTTTTCCTGACTTAATATCTTGAATTACGGTTGGGGATAGATTGGTCTTTTCCGCAAGCTCTCGCACGGATATATGCTCTTGTTCCATAAGTTCGCTTATCATTTCAGAAAGATAAAACTCGTTATACTTTTTTTCAAAGGATTTTCGCCTTTGAGGGTTTTGCATAATTCTATCGAAAGTGGATTTACTTTTCATAATATGCCCCTGCCTCTGTCCTTTCTAAATAATCTTTCCGAAATGCTACTGCTCTAGCTTTTTCGTTAGCTGGTAACTTGTCTTGCCTCTTTGGAAATCCATTCGTGATTATTATCTTTTTCCCCACGGTGAAAAAACAAAGAAACCTGTTTGGTTTAGGTTTAAAGGCGAAAATTTTATCACCTTCATTCCGGAACTTTTGTTCATTGAATATTTTTCCTGTATCAGCCATCTTTTTCACGAGTACAAGAAAGTCATCTTGCTCATCTATTGAAAGACCTTCAAAGAATTCTAAAGAGACAGATTTAGAATTTTTATCAAAGAACCATTCGATTTGAAACACCGGACCTTGATAAACTAAATATTCAGGTTTTTTTACTTTTCGCATTGTAACAATATAGTGGTACGGACGTGATTGTCAACAGGGAAATCTCGAGGCGGAGCAAAAGCACAACAAGTGTATGCTTACTATATGACTACCGATAATGTACATTATGTCACATAGAATTATGTCCTTTAATAAATGAGTAGAAAATGGCATTATCGGAAGTTGCCTGTTGCATCACATAATAATCTACTCCAAATCTTAGAAGAATCAATATAGTGCATTCTTTCGTTAGATGGTTGAGGTGCATTATGAAACTGAATCTACAGGAGAGACACATGGTCACGAAGATCTTCAAGGAGAGAGACCGTTGGGCTTTCAAGAAAGAAAAAAGTCTGATTCTCGATGAATTCGTAGAAGTCACCGGGTATAATCGATCCTCTTACGAGTTCGCTTAAGTCTTTCTTGAGCTGGGTCTCATCCACTTTGATTACTTTCAAGTGCGTTTTTTCTTCTTCTGCCTTCATTGGGGGTTCTCCTTTTTTTGAATTTGATCGTTACAAACTCAATCGGCAAGGAGAGCCTTCTCATTCTTTCTTAAATCTGAGAAATATTTAGGACGTTATCTAAATCTTCTACTCCATTTTTCAAAGCAATTCACAATTGCCGTGAGCCTAAAAAAACAGAATTAAAAACGGCGATCGAAATTTTAGATAGCACATTTAATTTCATAGATATGCAGAAGTTTAATTTAGCATTATAAATATTTATTTTTTATATTAAGACTCGTGTAAGGAACAGTTGTACGAAAATTGTATTTGAATATTCGCCGGTAAGATTTCTTTACAAATGCCAATTTTCTATTTTCTATTTGTTTTAACCTAAATAATTCTGTTTTATCAATAAGCGTAAATTTAATTTCATTGGGTTGTTGGGTAAGTTTTTTTTCTATACTGGCAAAAGGGACTATAATTTGAACAAATGTAAATCTTTTTGTATTTGTTGATTTAGCATTGTGCGTACCTGAATTACTGACAATATTGAATTTTAATTTTTTCATGCCTTCAACAAATACTTGGAAACTGTCACCGCTTAAAGTTTCACCAAGATTTAATTTTGAGTGAACGCAAATAATTGCTTTCTTCGGATTCAGTTCTTTTTTATTTTTTGCCCAACTATTCCTATCTGTTTTATATTTTAAACATTTCCCTTTTTTAGGAATTTCAACCACTGATGAGATATTCCATTTTCTAGATGTAATATCTGCCGAATCGCATTCCATCGAAACGTACTGTGTAATGTATTCAGACAAAATTCTTACCTATAAATTTTTAAGAAGTTCACCATAGTTTTCAGGTGTTATCGAAAACATTTCTTCTACTTGGTCAGTATCTAATTCCATTTCAATATCTTTAACAATCTTAGCTATAAGCCTTAAATCTCTTTCGGTTATTTTTGAGTCTAATGAAATTACATATTTGTTCCCATTATTGTTGATTTCGGATTCAAACTCTTCTTCGGAAATGGATTCACTTTCTAAATCATTTAATAATTTTAAGAAATTATTCTTTTTTAACAAATTTCGAATTGCTAACGTTTTAAATTTATCTAAATCAGAAATATCTCCAAGCCTCTCGCGAAATTTAGACAGCATAGCTTCAAATTCGCTATGTCTAAATTCGAATTTTATAATTCTGTTATACGTATTTAAGTTATCTATTGTTACCTTTTTAGCAGAAGACATTGATTTCTCTTGTGTCGCTGGAAAGTTTAATAAATCTTCTATTTCGACGCCCATCTGTTTACCTCCTCTATGTTTTTATTTATTGTCTCTTTAACAGAAACTTTAATAAATGTTTCTCTATTAAAGCGGTTTAAAAATTGTACTTGAAGTTTATTGTTAACCAATGAAACGAGCATCTCTTTGTTTAAAATTCCAGGTTCGGTTTTTATAAATTTAAAAGCCGAAAGTTGATAGCCCGCAACATTCATTTTATTTAATATTTCGATTGCATTTTTCTCTGATTTTTCCGAATCAATAGAAAAAGTCAATTCGATGACTGCCGAAGAAACAGGGGTATGCTGTAGATTTCCTAAAATTTTATCGGCAATAATTTTAGCATTAACTAATGTATCTTTTTTAATGTCGTTACATACAATCTTAATTGTTGAAGCGGACGGATAAATAGAAATATTATTAAGGGAATAACCAAATTCAATATCTTTTACGCTAAACAATACATCAAATGAATCTTGCGACTCAAACAAAAATTGTTGGACCCAGGGAGGAGTGAAAATCTTTGGATTCCAAGCACCGTTTAATATTAATTGTAATTTTATAGGCTCCACAATTACAAGTTTCCTAAGATATAATAATCAGCTACTTTTATTATCGAATTGGCCGGTTCAAATTTTTGCGTTTTTTAAAATTACTTATAAAATTTGCAATGAAAATTTCAAAATTGACAAAATTGTCTATTATAAAAATAAGTATTAAAGTATCTTTTTTGCTATTTTGACCGAATCAATAGCCCATTTGGATTCGAAAACATCGCCGCCATTTTCATAAAACTCCCCGAAATCGTTTGAAGATCGCTTACAATCGCGGAAATCCCTGTCGATACTACGGGAAGAAGAGCCTTCTCTATCCCACCTACCACCTGAATAAGTGCCTTCATAGCCCCCTGATTTTCCTTGAAAAGATCGAGCATCGCTTTGTTTAACTCGTATCCGACCTGAGCCGCGTCCGCGCCAACATCAGACGCAAACGTCTCTTTTTTCAGGTTATCCAGCTCAAGACCTTTGTTGTAACCGGCTTTGATTGCAGAATTATCCGAACCGAAATCCTTGTAGCCGAATTTTAGATCCGACATTTCCGTAAAACTTCCACCGGACATTTTTTGAATGATCCCGCGTGTGTTTCCATCGAGACCGGATAACGCGGAAGTCATAAATTTTCCGGGATTTTTTTCCGAATCGCGGATCGCTTTGAAAACATCCCCGCTGTTTGCTTTCAAAGATTCCGCCATAGAAAGAGAACCAAAAACGCCGCCACCAAAGGCTCCACTTCTTCCTTGATCGGTAAGCTGTTCTGCGAGAGCCATTTTCCGGGTCGGGTCCATTTTGGATCCGTCTCCGCGAACGATACCGGCGGAGAATTTGGCGTAGTCTGAAATATCTCCGGAGTAGCCTTTCGATCGAAGATTTTCAGAGATACTTGCAAGTTTTGAAATATACTCTGATTGGCGTAGCTCTCCAAATCCGGAGGCGTTAGCCCCACCTCTCAAATATCCTAAACTAGCATTCTTTGATTCTTTTCGAATCGTCTCGAGCTCGCGGACAACCTCTGAAAGACTTTTTCCTTGAGAGGATGCAAACTGAATTGTTTCGGAATCGATTTGATTTCCTTTTCCATAAACGGAATCGCCGGTCACTCGACCGCGCATAACGTTCGCTTGTGCGAGTTCCGCGTTTGAGAAATAACCGCCTCCCCCGCCGAGATAACCGCCGGTCGCTCCGATCGTCGTGGCTTGCGACTGCATAGCGGCGTGATACTGTTCGCCAATCGCTGAAATTGTTTTTAAAACTCCTCCCGCGATCGCAAATGCAGCACCGACAAAAGGAAGTGATCCGGCCGCAGAGGATAATGTCTGACCCTTAACTGATCCTCCGTCCGATCCACCCCCTCCCCCACCGGCTCCGGGAAGATTTCCTAAACCACCCTTGTCAAAATTCGCGGATTGAATTTTTAACTCAGCTTTCTGGATAGAGAATTGTTTTGCGCCGTTAGGATTCGAAAGTCCTTGAGATGGACTTTCACCCGTACCATCTTCTTCACCGGAAGAATTCTTTTTTTTCTTCTTTGAAAGAAGATCCTTCGCGGCTGAGATTTTTTTGTCTAAGGTATAGTAGAATCCACCGTGACCGGTTTCGTCAAGATCTGAACCGTCTGCTCCAATCTTGTTCGCGGTTACACTTCCGTTTCCGTATTTGGAAGCAGATTCTTTGAATCGTTTTTTGTAATTCTTAGGATACCAGGATTCATCTTTTCCGCTGTTTCCTCCTCCCCCACCTCCGGGAGATTTCGGAAACCTAACACCTCTCTTTGCTTTTCGCGCAACCCTTTCGAGTTCCTTTTCAACATCTTTGAAATCGGGTGTTGCGTGAACCGAAATGTCAATATGTTCGCCACTAGACATTTTTTAGCTCGGAATCGATTCGATTTAGAATTTCTTTTTTCTTAATTTCCGCTTCCCGCGTAAGCATCTCTTTTGAATACCCGGCTTCCGTTTCCAGGATAGTTTTGATTGTCGGCGACAAATCCGTTAGGAATTGCTCTGGTTCGGTTTTCTTCACCTGACGTCTTTGGGAAAGAAGATTGATCCGTTTGAGTATTTTCTGAGTGTCCACTCTCGAAATCGCTTCGATCAGGAATCGTTTCTGTTCCGGGAAGAGATTTCCGAGGTGATTCACTCTCCTGGGGAAGATTTGAAACTTCGTCATTAGAAGAAGGTCGTAAAGATTCTCCTCGTTTGAAATTGCGTCGAGCGTCCCGATTTTTTTTTAACTCTGATCTAAACCAGCTCTCTTTCTTTTCGTATTCTTTGAAAAGATGAATCACAAACTCTTTGTCCCGTATCTTCTCGAAGTTATCTAATTCCTCGATCGGGAAGTTCTCCGGGATTTCTTTGATAACGTGATTTAGGGTTGTCGTTGCCCGGATATATCCGTAAGTATAGTTTCGAATCGATTCGAGGTATGCTCCGTTTAGACGTTTTGCGATCGCAATGTCTATGTCTATCTCTAAGGAAGGATCAGCAATTTCCGCTTCAAACTGATACGATTCTCCTTCGTATTTAGCGGACAAAGTTACTCGTGTATTCGGATCTAAAATTCTCATAAGAAAAGATTAATCCGAACACACGAGAATCGGAGAAAAGAAAGGTTAGTTAAACGCTTCCATTGGTTCCCAATCGACAAGTTCGAATTCGATTTCGCGGCCAGAGAGTTCGTTATTTGAAATTCCGAATCCTTCCGTATTGACTGCACCCGTAAGAAGACCGACACGCTTTCCAGAAATCTTGTCGATTACCAAAATGTCGTAGAGATCGTCCGCGTGTTCATCGTGATACGTATCGATTTGAACGACTCCTTCGAGAGCGGTTTTAAGAATATGAAACTCGCCGGATGCTGTCCCCTGCCAATCTAACGATTTAAGTCCTTTGGGTTTTCTCGTTCCGATTGCTTGAATTCTCTCTTGGTGATTGTTTATATTCACGCGGAGGGACTTCATAAATCCCACCGCTTGCCCATTTATTTTTACTACCGCGTCATTTCCTGTAAGAACTGCTGGATTTGGTCTAGCTGATTTTGCCACGATCAACCTCCGTTACTCGTGCCGCGCACGACATCGAGGTTGATTAGGAAAAACATATAATTGATCGGAGTTACGATCGTGCCATCAGGGAAGACGAAGTAGATAACATCGCCGTCGCGCCGAATATCGAAGTCTTCTCGAAAGGCGGGTTCACCCGTGTAAATGTTTCTTGTAAGCCAGCCGTATTGACCAACGTATACGTTTCGAAAACGCTGGATGACCGCGGTACGTATATCTGCGTCGGTAAGGTTCGAGCCAAGAGCGGAAGGGTCTGTTGGAACCTCACCGATAAAAGTGGAATCAAGCCACTCTCTGAAATCTTTTACAAGAGCGAGTGCCGTGCAGATCGTCGAGGCTTGATTCTTGATTAAGTTTTGATTTTGATACGAGGTGACAGCGAATTCAATTTTGTAAGGACCACCGTTCGGTTTTCGAGTAATCACAAGTCCACCGGCGCGCAAAACTTTTTTTATATGCGTTTTTGTTAGCTTCTCCGGGGCATCGACAAGGTTTAAGTCTTTGTATGTGACTGTTTCGCGGACGTTCGCGCTAGCTTTGATTGCGTTGTGAAGAACCGCAGTCATCCAACCCGGATACGTTTTAAGATTTATGCGATCGGATGCGTAACGCGTAACGGGTGAAAATCCTAATACTAAATATTCTGAGTTAGTCCCTTTTATATCATCGATTCTTTGATCGATGGATCGTGTTAGGTCAAGACCAGCACCTCCGAACCTTTCATCCGCTCCCTCGGGTGAGTTCGCGTTTGCAAGTTTGTCTGCAAGATACAATACAACGCTTGGAAGTGATGTACAGACGTTGATGTAAAAGCCTTTACATAGCTCGGTATCGAAAACGGTATCTATCGCGTCGAGATAGGCTTGCGGTGTTACGACTCCTGTATTTCCGCCCGAAAGATAGGCAAAAGCGGCCATATCCGCGAGAGGTTTTCTTACAGGACCGGATTGAATCTCGGCAAGACCGTTACCTAAAAAGAATTGTTCCTGTCCGTAAAGAAGTGACTTTAGAACAAAAGGAGATGATTTTACATCTACGTTCTCTGAAACTAGAAGGTGATCGAGTGTTTGAGTCTTCTTGTCCGGCGATGAAAGAAGAGTGATTTCGTATCCGGTTCTACTCGAAACAAAACCTACAACTTCTTGTAAAGTTTCGTAGTCTTTAACAGGAACGACTAAATCGCTAGATCCGTCAGTTGGAGCGGAACCCGAAAGAGTAATTCTTAACTCGTTCCCATCAAAGGAAAGTGCAGCGTTTCCAGCATCTCCTGTGTAACGAATTCTAAGTTCGTTTGCCTCAAGAGGAGTCGAGGTCTGAATTCCTACCGCGTCCCCGACCTGTAGAATCGTTCCACCGCTCGTAATACGAAATCGAATTTGATTTCCTCTCGGACCCGGAATGATCCCTTGTACTACGGCAGTAGTCCCCGCGAGTGTGGTGTTTGCGGTGAATGACGCGCGAACGTTAGGCGAAATATTGATCGCCTTAATCGTTTGCGGACCCGAAGAAAATCTAGAATCTTTGGAGGGCGAAAAAGCGGCAATAACCGCATCTGCCAAATCTCCGGAGTAGAGAACCGAGCGCGCTTCGTCGGCTCCGCTAAATTCAAGAATTCGTTTAGAAGTTTCTAGACTTGAATCGTTTACATCGAAACCGTTGTCAGCCGGTCCGATTAAAACGAGAGTATTAAGATCGGGAGAAATTCCCGCGCTTTGTGATTTTGTACGAAATGCGCCTCTTGCGCCCGGTTGAATAAATCCTCTACCAAGAAATTCAACGTCTCTTGTTCCCAAACAACCCCCTCCAGACCTCTTCAAAAGGTCTGTTAGCGATTGCTTTTAGTTCCGATTTGAATCTCTCCCGGAAGCGGGGAGTAATTGCTTTCCCGAGTTCCTTTTCTTTTTGTAAAAGAAACTCGTTTGCGGTTTGAATTACCGTCGGTTTAGAATTATTTTTTGGATCCGCTTTTAATTTTTGAAACTGAAGTTCTTCGTCTTTCAATGTTTCGTATCACCTAAATCAAAGCCTTCAAAACGAGTTCGGCTTTTCTTTAGGAATACATCGAACGACTTCGTATCGGGAAATAACCAAGACGGTTTTATTCGAAAAATCGATTTTGTTTGAACAAGTTTTACTTTGATTTCAAATCCCCAGAAAGGTTCTGAAAAATCTGTAGTAGTTAAGTTTGGTTCTGTGTCCTCGGGTAGGAAGACGGTTAGTCCCGGAAAAAGAATTGGAAGATCATTTGCAAGAAGTAGAGTTACGGCGAGTGATGCGTCATACAAAAATTTGTTTGTGTTTCTTCCTGCGTTTCCTGTAGAAAATCCGGTTATATAGACATCGGACTCAACGCTTAACTGAATCTGTTGGAAATTTTTGTTTCTGGAAAATTCATCGATAAAAGCTTTTGTAGCAAGTCTTTGACTTTCGGGTAACTGCGAAATCTCTTCTAAATATCTCAAAAACTGTTCTGAGTTTTGAAAGTGAAGATCGTTTAGTCCTAAAAATTGAGTATGACGCTCGGAAGCGCATTCGATTCCGATTTTTGGAAATTTTGAATTCGGACCCGTTACGGAGATACCTTCTTGATAGAGCGGATGACCATGAACAACCGGAACATCCAGATTTCTTTTTGAAATCCCGGTCAAAGGAAGACATTCGCGAAAAAAATTCACGACCGCATCCTCCGGGGGAGCGGGATACGTTATAAGAATCGATCCTTTGTCTCTTCCGTCCTCGCGGCGAATGCTTTCTTCTCTAAGACTTTGGTCCATTTAAAAAGTGAAGATAACACTCAAATATTCAAATCGGTTTTTTTCTTTTTTTTAAAAGTTCGAGGATCAGACTTTTCGTATCCGATGCGACAGCTTGTTTTAGAATTTTGGATTTTAACGCTTTGCTCACGTCCTCTCTTACACCTGCGAATATTTTTTGAGCGGGAATCGCCGGTTGAAAAAAGTTTCTACTTTTTTCATTCACGACAACAAACTTTAAATAGGAACGTTTCACATTGCCGTTTTTGTATTTTTGTTCCGCGACAAACGCATTTCCCTTACCGCTCATTCCAGGATCTACGCGGTATTTATACTTGTTCCTTGTCACCATTTGACCGTGTGCGTTCTCTTCCTTAAAGGTTCCTATCTTTATAATCGCAGAATTGATTGAATTGTGTTTCGGACTTACAGGTGTACCATTTTCGTTTTTCTTAATCGGTACAATCACATACGGTCCATTCTCTCCCTGACGCGCGCGGCTTCCTCCGAGGAGTGCCGGTCTCATGTCGTAACGTCCCCTCCCCTTCTCAAGAACCGCAAGATAATTGTATTTTCCTTTGTTCGGATGATATACTTGAAACCCACCCGGAATCTTTCTAAGTAAGATCCCTCCCCCGCCTCCGGCTTTGTTCGACATCGCCATCCGTCCCCACCAACTCGGTTTTGCGGAAAGTGTGCTTGCGATTAAGGAATCTCTGGCCGCCGTTGCGATTTGGTGAAGGACTCTTTCGGTATCCGGGAATTTCCCTTTATTATAAAGCTGTTCGAAGTTCATAAAAAAAGGGGCGATTCCTCACCCCTTAACCTTTATAAGAATTTGAAATTTAGTTTAGATTCGAACCGGAACGTTCGTAAAGACTCTGAATTTTTCTTCCGCTAAAATCTGTAGAACGCTATAGTTCTCAACGATTCCAAGTCTTGAACGAACCACTCCCCCGGCTCCGTAAGGAAATAGCGTTTTTGTATATCCGAGAAGTTCGGAAAGAATCAGAGTTCTTGTATCATCCGAAGAAGATTTACTGTTAAAATCTCCCATGACCATAATGGTTGTTCCAGGCAAATCTTCGTTAAGATCTTGAACGATCGTCGTAGGTCCGGCGGTGTTTTTTCTCACCTCCCGCATATAGCGGATAAGATTCGAATTTGGTCCTGTTTCTCTAAAGATCGCGTAACGTGTCTCAGGTACACCACCCGTTCCCGGAGTAATCGTGAGTTCGGAGGCACCGTTTAGTGGAACCGAAATGGTTTGAGCGGAGGAAGCCTTAGACCAGTTCTTTAGATCACCGGCACAAACACGGTATTTGTAGTCCCCGACATACGAACCCGTAAACAAAGATCCCGGTACGGAATTCAAAGTGGAAACGGTAAAGGAAGGCATCGCCGGAGAATGTGTATCGGAGGTCGGTCCTTCTACCCAATGTCCGTTTTGATCTCTTCGAAGTGGAACTCCCCACTCGTGACGATCCATCCAAATATCGTCGTCAAAAACGATTACGCCATCTTTTGCGTTAGAATCCGCAACTCCGCTGACAACGTTAGACATTGTTGTTGAACCAGGAGACTGATTGTTATTTTGGATAACAATTCCATTGCCGGAACGATCATAAGTCTGGTCATACAGAGCCTTGGTCGCCGGGTGCATCTTCGCGTAATTCGTAAGTCCGAAGTGTCTGGTTCGGATTTGCGAAGAATAAAACTTCATCTGATCGACCGCCGGAAGAGATCCGCGACAATCGGTATAGAAATCACTTCCTAACGCTTTGATTTGAGTTTCGAAACCGTCTTGTTCGAGTTTGTTTAGATCCTTTTTCCCAAACCAAATCCGTCTCATTTGGGATTCCATTCCCCGCTTGAGTGCAGCGTTTGATTGTGCGAGTTCTGGATCTTGCGAGTTATTAACCGTATCTACAACTTTGTTATAACTAAAACCCTCAGCGATATAGTTCACTTCGTTGTAAAGACGTTCGAATACTGCGTCTCTGTAGGTTGGTTCGTCTGACTGACCAATATACGAAGAGTTGTACCAACCGCCGCCATGCGATTTGTTTCTGTTGTATTCAGCGATGACCTGATTGATATTTCGGCGAGGAGTTTCTTTCAAAAACTTAAAGTCTTTGTCCGTGGAAACGGTTGCGACAAACACCTTGTCAAGCGATTGCATCGAGAGAACCGCACCCGACGAATTGAAGTCGATGAAAGGTGAGGCTCCGTTTTGTGCGGTGTTTGCTTCAAAAGCTTTTTTAATTTCTACAAGTTGTTCAAATGTGTGTGGTCCCACTATTTTAGCACTTCCTTATACTCGTTAAGAAATGCTTGAGCGCGATCTGACAGTCTCCATGTAGACTCGAAGTACGCTACGTCTTCGAGTTGGCATTTCCCAAGTTCAACGCCTTTAATGATATGATTACTAACTCTTTCGCGGTCAGGACCGGCGATCACGCCAGCTATAACGCCGTTTTTTCCATTTTGTGATCTGGTAACGGGATTTTTTTCTGAATTCGGTTTTTCGGAAATTGATCCAATTTCGGATTTAAGCTTTTGAACCGTTGCTGATAGTTCTTCGGTTTCTTCCGCGCGATCGAGTAAAAGTTCGATTGCGGCCGCAAGTGTCTCTTGACCGGATTTAAGAATCTCTAAAGTACTTTTAAACTCTTGAAAGAAAGCGAGTTTTGCTTTTTCGATTTCTTTCTCTTTTTCTGCTTCCTCTTTCTTCTTTTCCTTTTCTTTATTCTTTTTTTTCTCGCCCTCGCCTTCCTCCTCATCTTCGTTTTCTCTTTCAACCTCCGATCCTAATTCGGATTTATTCACCTCCGAATCCTCATCCTCGGAATCGTCGAAATACGCGCTGATTACATCCTCAGCAAAAGATCCAGCGTCGGAATCGGAGACTCCTTGAGCGACCGCCCACTCTTTTACTTTGTCCGTTTCTGGAAGAACACTTCCCGAATCGAGAAGGGTAGTGACTTTGGAAGCTAAGGACTGAAGATCCGGTGAACCCGGATTTTCGGACTTCCGTATTGGTTTCGAAGTTAGGCGCGAACGAAGCCTATCAATCGCATCGACTAGCATATTCTTTCTCCGTTTAATTTTAGAAAAAGAGCGTCGGTGAGATTTTCTAAGTCTTCTCCTTCAATGCTGTATTCCAAAGATAAAATGGAACGAATCAAGGATGAGCGACACTCCATCCCCTGATTTACTATGCGGTCGTCAATATCGGTGAAAATTAAATCGACGAAGCGGTCTTGCGCGACCGGGTCCGATTGAAAAAGTTTTGTAAGGAATGCAAGCTTTCGTTCAATGCGAGAAAGCCTATCGATTTCAATGTTTTCTTGGATAGAAGATGTACTGGGTAAAGAAGCGACACCTAATTCCGACTTTTCAATGTCTCTAAGAAATACGGCTCCTTTAATAAGCTGAACGCTTGTATCTGGATTGATAACCTCTTGAAGCGGAGCTAAGGCACATTTTTTAAGTTGGATCTTGCGTATCGTTTTTCCTTGATAGTCTTGCGGTTTTGCGTATCCGCTGACCGATGCTCCCCAGCCGTTGAATCCAGCTTGTAACCCTTTTTTGATTTCTTCGGCAAAACTGTTACCGGGAAAAAGACGTCCTTGGATATAGAGTCCGTCGTTTTTGATTCCAAGACTGGTAGGAAAATCGTCTTTCGTTCCGATCTGTTCCGGTGCGCCGATGATTGCTTTTGTCTTCGCGTCTTGAAGAGAGACAAGGGTCGTTCCTGTAAGTTTACCTTCGGATTTAAGGTCACGAATCTCTTTATCGATTAGGTCTGTAAGATGGTTGTAGTCGAAATATCCTTGCGAAGTGAATTCGCTTCGCATTTCTTTATCTGCATACGCAGATTTAAGAATAACCTCGCCTTGTTTATCTTCGCGTTCGGAAGAAGCTCTGACTAAGATTTTGATCGCACCGGTCCTGTCTTCAGGACTGGCTTTTAAAATCTGAAATGGATGTAAAAACGTAGTCTCATTCATGGAGACTACGCCTATTCTATATTATGGAATCGGTGAACTGGTTAGTTCAGAAATGTGTGAATCAAAAATAAAATACTGATAAGTTCGGTTTGAAGTTGAAAATCAAAATTAAACAAAAATAGAAACTTGTTCTCGGATTCCACAGCCTTTTCTACTTCTTTTTTAACAACATAATCGCCTCTTAAAAATCGAAAAAGGACGCGGAAATAACTGCATTCATATATGATTATCATCCAGCCTTCCTGCGAAACTTTCAGATATTCCAAATATTTAGCAAAAAAACCGTCGAGAACCCAAATCCCGTCGTCTCCAATCCATCCGCGCATAGGAAGACCCATATAAAATATCTTGTGAATTTTTTTCTCTTTCAAATCCATTGCGCGAGTACATTATAAAACAGTTGAACGTTGTAATTTTTCAAATATTTAAAAGGGATCTATTTTCTTAGACTGCGCTCGAATAAAAGAATATTTTTACTTTCCCTTTCGAACAAATTTTCGGATTCCAATAAACTTTCGCCTGAGTTGTCGATTGAATTTTCTCCAAAACGATTCCCGAATATATTCCGGATTCGGATAAATCCAAACCGCTCGCATCAAACCACTTATCCACGGTTATCGAATCCCCGATCGTAAGGGTCGGATTCCCATCAAACGGAATCACGACTTTTACGAATAAATGTGAGATTAAAGAATTGATCGCGAGGACGTCCCCCAGGTTGTAACTCCCGAGAGGGCTTGAAAAATCGATCTCTGATTCGGCGACGAATAAATTTTTCAATAAAGAATCCTCAAGGAAGTCATCGAACGTATATGGACCGAGGAAACTCGGCATTTAGGTTTTAGAAACTTGGTTACGATTTTCACATCGATCAGAATTAAAAAACATCGATCGAAAAAATCGTACAGTGTCATAAATCAATCGAGAGAAAAAACCGATAGCAAACCAGAAGAGTAGACTTGAAAAAAGTGTATAAAGAAAAATTCCTTCGAAGATTTCATAATTATTCATATCTTCAAGTTTCTTCCTTATAGAATGAAATCGGGTTTTCTTTTTTACTTTCTTTCACAATATCGCTGATTGTTTTATAATTTTCTTCTTGGCTGGAAATTCGCGGTGCAGCTTTATCAAACGGCTTTTCAAGTTGAAATTCTGATTTAAAGACCTTTATGAATTCGTCGAACGCTTTGACTATTCGTTTTCTTTCTTCTCCTTGAGGGTATTTCATCTCATTTTGATACGCTAGAAGCGGGTGCATATCTTCCGTTACCCTATTCGGCGCAACCAGATAAGTATTTTGCATTCCTTTCTCTGCGAGTTTGTCCTCGACAAATGCTTCAAAACCGCGCGCGAAAAACTCCACTCTTTCAGTGAGATCTTTGCTCCTCGTTGCGAGCGCGTTATTATAGAATTTCGTATTTGTGCCATCAGGATTTTTATAGATCGCAGAAATCAATTCTCGAATTGGTTTTACAAATTCACCTTTGGGATTCATAGAAATAAAGTGACTTCGATCCCGTTTAGAATCTTTTCCGGTGCAGAAATGGTCAAAGAAATGTCCGAATTCGTGCGCCACTGACCCGTCCCCATTTGTTTTCGTTACATTGATGATTCTAAAATTGGAACTGTAACTCGCGGATTGTCCCGGTTTACCCCGCGCACCGAAAGCCATATTCAGTCGTCCTTGAATATTTACTTTTTTTAAATCAATCTCTAACGCGTCTTCTAAATCCTTCATGGAAGCAACAAATCGCGTTATATGGTCTTTGGATGACTTATCATCCATGTAATTTCCAAACTGGACGGACCTAAAGCCCCAATCTTCGGAAAGTGCTTTTGAAGAAATTTCACTCGATTGTATTGCTCGCCCGTTTTTTCTTAATATCACTCCTAATGGTAAACGTTTAAGATTTTTTTGATTTGGATTTAATTGTTTTGTAGACTTCTTTTTCTCAGCCCAAGACCAATCTGAATCTCGAACATTATTAAGGGGATATTTTGACCATTCTTCTCTTGTGGGAATATCTTTCTCTTTCGTTCTTTCGAGGAAGATTTTTTTCGCATACTCTTCGCTAAACTGCGGATTTTTCCTTTGTAATTCTTTTGCATTTGGATACATTTTTAAAAACGAATTTCTTTGAAGTTCAGAGTTTAATTCTAATTTCTCAACATAATCTTTGTATTTTTTGGAGGCTGTTTCTTCGCTGAGTGGATTGTATCTTAAAGCATCCCTCCAAACCATTATCGCGGGATCTGTTTTTGTGAATAAGAGGTTTGCAAATCGATCCCCCATAACCGAAGGAATGAGTCGTAGACCAGGCTTAGAATCATTCACATAATAATATTTGTTCAATAACGAATAAAGTTCTCGATCTATTTCGTAGGTTTGATTTATTTCACCGCTTACTAACTTTTCAATGATCGTTTCTGTACCAGGAACCGTATTTCCGATGATCTTTTTGTATTTTTCGGCAATTGCATTTATAGAATCTTTTGTTTGGTCCGAATTTGAACATTCAGATTGGAATTCTGAAATCTCAGAGCGAATTTTACTCATAAAATCTCGGAGTGTTCTTCTCGAAAAGGAATTCGCGTAATCAGTAATTTCGGAAATTGTTTTCGCATTCAAGATCGGATCGAGGATTTCTTTTAAGTTTTGAACATACTCCTTTCGTGCATAATCAGAATCCGCAGGTTTCGAAGCGATCGCTTCATAAAGCTTCGATTTGAGAAAAACTAAACCACCATTCTCTCCTTTATTTTTGTACTCCGTATAATCAAACTGCGGAAGAACTCGATCTTTTTTTACGACTCTTTCGGCTGTTGCAGAATCCAGTTTTTCTAAATCTGCATTCTTGAGTAATTTTGCGATCGCGGCCATCTCTTTTCGAGATCCCGGCACCCGATCATTAAAATCTTTGAATTCTTTGTTTTTTTCTTTAACATCAAGTATGCTTTGAACTACATTATGTTCAATGTCGATATTTACGTCCGATTCCTCTTTTTTAATTTCCTCTCTATCGGTATCGTTTGAGACTTGAGCGGCTTGGTTTTGTTCAATCCATTCATTTCCATGTGTGTCGTGTTTACCCTCTGCATTTTTGTTACCGCGCATCGCTTCGGAAAGAGCGGAAGTTTCCAAAGGAAGATTCGTAACCTTGGTTTCGAAATTACTTTCTTTATTTGCAGATGTCTCTTTAGGTTTATCAATGACTACGATTCTTGTACTAACCCCTGTTTGTCTAAAAGAGTCGTTACCTTGAAATGATCCCGAAGGAAGTTGTTCCGCTTCGCCGCCGATCTCATCTAACCAACTTCTAAAATTTTTTGATTTCGAATCCTCTCGGTAAAATGGACCTTCGGACATGATACTTACGAGTCGTCCGCCCGGTTTCAACAACGAATACGCGTGTTGAATGTGAGCCATATCTTGACCCTTTTCAAACGGAGGATTCATTATAATTCGATCGTAAAGTTTGTCTTTAAACTCTAAGAAGTCGCTACCAACTAAGTTGAATTCTTTTTTTTGGAGAATTTCTCGTAAGGAACCGAAATACTCGATCGTATCGGGCTTGATACCCGTTGAGCTTAATATTTCTTCGGAAAGATCTCCTTTCCCTGCGGAGGGCTCCAGTACATCCATGCCGAGAGTAATTTGAGCTTCATTTACAAGTCTTTGTGCTAACGGTTTTGGGGTCGGGAAGAAACCTGGGATCTTGGCACCAATGAGATTTTCTTCTAATTTTTGGATTTCCCGTAATTTTGGATCCGGTCCTCTACCTTGATTCTTTTCAATAAGACCGCGTAAATGTTTTCCCGCATCCTCGATCTTTTTATACGTATCAAGACCGAGGCGGAGCATACTTAATGTTTCTGTGTTGTATTGATTTACATCTGGTTTTCCCTTAATAAAGATTTCGTATTTAACTTCTCCAATTTGAACCGTATTCTTTGATTTTTTGTCGGCGGGTTTCACATACAGATTTTCTTCGAGATTTTCTTTTAAATCAAAGATCCGTTTTAACTCTTCTATTTTTTCAAGATTGTTTATATGGATTGTTTCATGATTCGAATTTCTATCTCTTAGAGTGAATTTAAGAATTGTTTCATAATCTGATTTCGAAAGGAGTCTATTTTTCAAAGCCCAGTCTAAACTATGATTATATACTCTGCCTTTTGATCCTATTTTTATATCATTCGATGATTCGGATAAAAAAGAATTCCTATAAAATTTACGAAAACTCACAGAAACTTTTTCATCTAAGGCTTTCAATTCATTCGAATCAGGTATTTGTCTATATCTGTCCAGATACTTTGAAGCCGATAAAATACCCTCAATATCTTTTTTACTTTTGATACTTTTAAGATACTCTGGAAGTCTTGCGTCTTCGACCTCGTTTGCGAGACCATAGAGGGCAGCTTGAATGTTTCTCATCTTTACGGCGTCGTCTCTCATTGCGGAAGCGATTCCCGCCCTTCGTCGCGTCGGGTTTTGTTTAGAAATCGGAGGGTTTTCTCTGTGCTGAATTGCCTCTTCCATGTTGTCGGCGAGAAGTCTAAATTTAGAAGAGATTACTGATCTTTTTATGGGTGAGTCGTCATCGATCGGTTTAGGATTGTTTTTTTCGTTATATGTAAGAAGAGAATCGCTTACATAGGTTCTTAATATTTTTAAGACGATGGATGATTCTTTTATTTCAAGCCGCGAGACCTCTTCGTTTATCTTCGATTTAATCGCAAGAGGTATCTGTTTTCTTTCGAGGGAGGTTTTCACTCGTTCAATGTAATTTTTATCCGATAGAGAGAGACCCTCGTTACTCAGTTCTTTTACAATATCTTGTAAAAAGTTACTTTGAAGAGTTTTCGGTCCGCTCGCCTTAACATCATGTTCGCCCGATGCGTTGTCATTCCCAAGCATCGCTTCCGAACGCGATCGTTTCGTATCTTTAACTTTTTCGGAAACTAAGGACCGTAAGATTTTATTTACGTTTTCGGAAGTGACTCGAATATATCGATATGAAAGATTGAGGATTTTATTTAGATCATTCTCTCCTTTGTAAGCAAGATCCAAGTATTCTTTTGCCCTAGATTCTAACCCCGCATCGAGAAGTGCGTTTTTGACCTCGGTAATTAGGGATCCTAAATCTTGGATTTTCCCCGGAGTATATACTGGTCTGAAAATTGCTTTCGATTGGTTTTTTAGATGAGGAAGGTTTGTAAAAAGAGACGGTTGGCGCGGATCGGATTCTTTTTTCGATTTTACCTGTTCTGATTCTAAACGGAAATCACCGTTCTCTTTCCCCTGCAAAACATGTTCGTTAGTTTGCGGGTTATGAGTCGCGGTATGTTTTTGATTCTCATTTTTTACTCGGTGAAACGGGGGCTTTGGCGGGGCTTTGATTTGTCTCCAAGGGTGTTTGAGGTTTGGAAATTTTCTCCAAATAGATAAGTCTTTGTGTGTGGATATATCAAAGTTGTAATATTTTTTTCCTTTAAGAATCAGGAGAGTATCGCGCACAACTTCTCGAATTTCAGTCATTTTGAAAAAGTTTAGTGCGGATCGAATAATCGGAGGTACAGAGCTTTTTTTGGTTAAGTCAATAATTCCTGGAAAGTCAATTTATAGTTTCTTGACAAAGAAATGAGAATTCATCTACAGTGATGCGATTTTTTTAGTTAAGGAGATTTTGAAGTGAGTGAAGAAACAAATGATGCGATAATCCAAGCGGACAATGGACAACCGATAAAATGCAAAGTATTAACGGAATCGCTCTCAATAACGCTTCAAAGGTCAGAACTGTATGACCTTAAAGTTTCCTACCCGATCCATTTTATGATAACGACAAACGGTTTCCATTCACCCTTCCAAGAAATAAATTTAAGGGCATGGTATATCGGAATCGGACCTGACAAAGGTGATAAAAAGGCAGAGCAGTTTGAAATAACCGAAATCATAGAAATGTAATTAAGACTTTTCCCGGTGAACACTTTTCGATGGACTCCATTTGAAATTAAGATTCGTAGACGCCTTCGCTTGACCGGGAATAAAATCGTCGATTACATCCGTGATATATCCGAATTCGGAAACGTCTTCGATTGGAATTGGATAGGTCTTTGACGGATCGATAAAAATTTTAAAAGGCATGCCGGGTCTCAGAGGAACAAAACCGGTCTCAAAGGTGCCTGACGAAACTTTTAATTCATCGCGGTTGCAAAATATTTGAAAGAGAGTATCCCGGATTCTCGAAAGTTCACCTTTGTAGTTTTCCTTTTTCGAAGCCGTTAGGTTCTCTTCTTTAAAAACAAGTCCAGCGACTTTAACATGTAAAAGTTTAGGCCCAAAGACTGCGCGCAATTTGTCATCATACTTTGGTTCGGAAAGAATGGTTCCAAAACTTTGAAATGTGTTTTGGATAACGTGAACACCGACGACTACGGATTCTTCGGAGTCCTCAATTCTGTAATTTTTTAGATCGTCCAGGTCAAAAAGATAATACGCATCGATTCCGAAACTCTCTAAGTCTCTGAACCTTCCATCAGGTCCAAACATATAAAACGGAGTCGGTCTAAAAATAACTTTTGCTTCCGTATTCCCTACCTCGTATTCTTCGACGACCGAAGAACCGACCTCGCCAAAGGAAACACCTTTTCCATAAACACCGTCGAGGTCGAAAGTTTCTAACGGATCGACAAACAATTCATAAAGCGGTTCGGATACATACGAACGAAGGATCTCCCAAAAATTTACATAGGAACCGATCGTAAAGGAGGATAGGACTTGCGATTCGTACGCAAAAAACTCCGTATACGCCTTCTTCGGTAGTAGGATCGAAAGTATCGCATCTGTGTTTTGGGAAGTTGTCGGTGAAAGGACGTTTTTGTCGGCGTACCGAGAAACGTTCATAAGTTTACAAAAGAACTCGTCCCAAAAGTTCCGTATCAAATCGGAAAGCTGGCCTTGTAAAAAAACCTGCGCGGCCTTCGTGATAACACCGGCGTACGAATCTTCGGAACGCGCCGCCGGTTCGCCGTCTTGTTTTTGATAGTCGATAAAAAAGTCGGTATCGGAAAGAATTGTCTCGATCGGTGAAATCGTAACGTTTACAAAACTTTTTCCGTCCGCCGAATACTCTCGCGCAGCGTTTTTCACCTTCCCGACATTGAGCTTTCGAAATACTGGATTTTTTTCTTTCCCCTCCCCTACATCGATGTAAAGAAAAACGATACTCCTGATCGAAAAGACCTCTCGAAATGGAATCTCCTCTCCTTCTTCAATTTGGTCTAACGGAAGCGCGGTATCTCCGCTTGTTTGAACGAAGTATTTTTCTTGATAGGGAATTGTTAGAAAGATTCCACCTTTTCCGGCGGAGATAGAGCGGTGAGACTTAATACTCGTAACATATTCAACCGGAAAGAAATGTTTCGAATCTTTTCCAGGAAGACGGATCTCTAGCGCGAAGCCCTTTGGGGGTAAAAAGAAAGAGTTACGAACCGATTTGAATTCTTTTTGTTTCGTATCACCGGCAGACGGCATTCCAAAACTATTTCTTATTTTTCTAAATCGGCGGTCCGGTTTTTGTAGGTGGTGACGGACCCGGTGAATACGTATGTCCGTGGTTTTTGGCAGGAATTCCGTCGATGATTACATCCTCGCTAACCGTGATTTTTCCGGTCTGGTCCGTATCTCCTTCTATCGTTAAATCCCCTTCGAATTTTGTGTTTCCTTTGAATGTAGTCTCACCCTCAATTTCCAGAGTTTCGACTTTGAGTTTTGCTTTTTTGTTTTCGAAGTCGAGTGAGAATACAAGAACTTGATTTTCGTTATAGATTTCGATTTTGTGTGTGGTTTTTCGTATGCAGTAACCGGATTCGTGAAAGTCGATAATGTCTTTTTCAGGATCGATAAAACTAAACTTAGACCAAAAACTTTGAAGATTGGAAAGATCAGAATCCTTTGTAGCGAATGGAAAAACTTGTGTGATTACAGGTGCGCGGTAGGAACCTGCGATAAACTCCAAAAGGACTAACTGGTCTTTTTTGATTCCAAACGCTCGTCCGTGTGCATTCCCATTTTGTTTTAAAAAAGGTCCGATGGTTCGAACCTTTTTAAACGGTTCTCCAAAGGTTGTTATCACGTTTACGCGAAACCGCGGTAGAACCTCGGTAACTGTCGCAAGTAGCGCGGAGGCAAACCTTGAGTCCGGGGACTGAGGTCGTTCTTGAAAGTCAAATGCGTCGTTTGAAAATCCAGACCTCATACGGAAATTATCGCGCTCCCTCCGCTCAACGATTCGATATAAAATAGAAAGTGAAGGGTGTCTGCGTCTTGAACAGTTCCGAAGAACTTCGCATCAAGAATACGTGGATTGGATTTAATCAGTCTTAGGAATTGAGGGATATATTTTTTTCTTTGAATTTCGTCGGGCAATTCTCCCGGAGGAATCGGATTTCCAATTTCAGGAGAACCGGGAATTGATCCTTGAATAATGTCAATGTGATCTAACGTTTCGTTAAATAGTGCATCGTCTCCCTCGACAAGTGCAAGATCGCCGGTCGGAGACACTTCAATTCCTCTGTTCGGCGTGAGCTTTATATCGCAACCGATGAGTGCGACCTCTAAATCTTTCGGAGAAGGATTCTCGGGAAGACTTGTGAAAATATTCGTTCTTGTTCCATACGGGATCTTGATTGCAAGTCGATCGAGGGTTGTATCTCTTTTACCGTTAAAAGATGCAAGGGCTTGTCCAAGGCTTGCGTCTCCGAGCTTTGTTTCTGCGATATTCTCCCAAGTATCATTTGCCGAAGTATGAAGTATGGAAAATTCGTTGTCAATACTTGCTACGTTAAGCGCGGCAAGGGTTTCAAGTAGTATCTCATCGGCGGATAAGGCGAACCTGTAAACGTCGTTGTCGACCCATACAGTAAAATCCGCACCGGGTTGTAGGCTCATGGCTTCATACGATCCCGAGTTATCCACTGGGATCACGAACTGACCTATCAGCGCAAAAAGCGCAGAGCAGTTGTGTCGAGTTTGGTCAATGTTTTGTCTAAATTCAGCTTCGTTCGCTCTCGACTTTTTGTAAGCTTCGTCGATTTTGTCTGATAATTCCTCTGCGTGAAATCCTCTTCTTTTTTTAGATATTCCCAAATCGGATTTTGCGGACTCAAACGTAACGCGAGCGAGCTTTCCTTGCGCGGTAAACTGATCTTTCATCCGGTCCCAAGAAGAAAGAAGTCTTTTTGCGGAACTTGTAAAAACTTGTACTCCGCGAGCGGCACCAAGTAATGCACCGGAAAGTTGTAAGGGTACATTTACAAGATTCTCGAGCTCGTTCATAAGACCGGAAATGGTTCGAAACGCGTTGAAGTTACTCCTTACAAGCTGGCTCGCGATTTTAGAATTCAGTTCCTTTACGACGACAAGGTTTAGCGAATACTTGTAAGTGTTTGTGTCGCTGACTGACCGGGAAATCGTAAATCCATTCTGCGGAATCACAACCTCGACAGTACGATTTCGATCGTAATCCCGAAAAACAAACGCATGCGTTTTCCATGTGAGTCGATTCTCTGAAAATAGTTTTGTGATCTTTTGTGCTTGTGGATCGTTTGAAGAATACTCAACCGCGTCAAGACTCCTTGCGTAGTGAAGAAAATACATAAAGTCTTGAAACTCTTGAAGCCCGGAACGAAACTCCCCTCCCCCAAGACTCAAGTAACTGCTTCGAATCTTGTCGTAGTAACTCCCAACTTTGTTTTTTACGATCGACTTCCCGGCGGAAAATGCGGACTGAACAAATCCACTCCCTGAGTCTCCTGGTATGGAAATTTTAGGTTTTGAAGGAAGACCCAAATGATAGATGTGAAACTCCCCTTCGAGTTTTATATCGTTGTTATCTTGTCCGTAATCGACAACGATACAACTTCCAAAGGTTTTCTCGACTGAAGTTCTGTTTTTAAAATTTTCAGTGTAGCTAAGAGGGCCGTTTACAAAAAAGTATTCTGATTCATTTTGAAAAATAGAATACGTTCCGTTTGATTTCTTTTCATAGAAAGCAAACGAGAAAACATTTTGAGGCTCATAAGTCGGCGCAAGAGACCCGCTAAACGCTCCTCCCGTAACTGAATTAAATCCCGACGTTACTCCACTGACGACACTGGAAAGCACGAAAGAGAGAGTAGGGGAGGCTTTTTAATCGGAGTTTTCCGATTTCAAATTTTCGAATACGGATCTTCTTTGTGGCCGCTCCGTATGTTCCAAAAATTTTCTTAGAATATGTTACCGCGATACAGAACTCGCTTCTTGCTTCCGGTTCACGTCTTTCAAATTTTAATCCAGGTTCAAGAATCTCAACATGGATTGCCGCGATCGCAACAGTCCTCGCAGAAGGGGATCTACGAACCCTTAACGGTTTTTACTACGCGATCAAAGAAGGCGTATACAACGCCTTCGGTTTTAAAAGACTCCCCGGACTTGTATCCGTTGGACTCGTTCGTATCGAACATTTAGGTCATACCGAACCGATCACAATTCCCGTTTTCAAACTCGACCTTTTCGGTCTTGAGTATGAATCGATCGCATCCGTTACTATACCGGTTGGACAAACCTTTAGCGAGATTGAAATCCGGGCAAAAAAGCCAGGAGTCGATTACAATATCCGTAGGCTTTCGATCAATACACTGGAAGGACTTGGTTCGGTAAATATCGAACTTCCGCCAAACATTCGAATATGGAATCCGGCAGACTTCGCTGGTGGAACAAATCTTGAATCCGAAGAAAACAGGTTAAAAAGATTCAGAAACTTTATCATTTCATTAGGTCGTTCGACAAAGCTTGGAATCTATACTGCGGCCACATCGATCCCCGGAATAGCAGGGGTTCAACTAACAACAAACTGCAATCCATATTCGGGTGCGTTCGAAATCGGTTGGATCAATTTGTATGTAAGCGACGGAACCTCAAACCCTCCACAAAGTCTTTTGGATTTGGTTCAAAAAACGATCGAAGGAGACCTAAAAGATCCAGAGAATTATCCCGGATTTTCCGCCGCAGGTACCCAAGTTGCCGTTTTCCGAATTCCGGTCTTTGGTATCACGGTAAAGTTCAAGCTTCAAATCCAAAAAGAATCTCAGCTAAAAGATGAAGACGCGTTAAATATCGCGCAAAATCAAATCACCGTTTACCTGAATACGCTTCCTGTTGGTTACGATGTTCTTTTAAAACAAGTCGAGGGAACTATCCTTAAAGCGCACCCTGACTTTTATCGGGTCATTATCGAAGAATTCTACGGAAAACTTGCAAGTGATCCTGTTCCAAATCCAGTCCCGCTAAACTCTGATGTCGTGGTTCCATCGACGTATCTACCGCGCACAGGTGGAACCTCCGGCGGTTCCATCTCTGGAACGCTTGAACGAGTGGAGCCAACCTAAATGTCTTTTAACAAACTCTTAGAATTGATTCCGCAGATAAACGCAACCGATCCTGTGTTTCGAGAACTCTTCGGAAATGAGGAGAGACCGGAGCTTAGTCCGGTTACGAATATAAACGACATTAACAAGGGTGCGCTTTTTAATTCGGTTGAGTGGCATTTGAGATACCAAGCCTTAGCCGCGCGTTCGGCGGAGCTTTCTAACGCGGAAGGATATTTTTTAAAACTTTGGGCAGAGTTTTTAGGAATCGAAAGACCTGTTGGAATGTCAGACGAGGAGTTTGTCGGATACATTATCGGATATGTTCTCTCTAATGAACCTACAATTCCAAAACTCGGCGAGGTCTTTCCTGCACCCGATTTTGTAGTTCTTCGGTGTGACGAGCTAGGATTTGCAACCGACATTTCCGCGAGTGATCTAGGACTTAACATTCCCGGTCCGGGAACAAAAGCCGTTTCAGGAATTATAACCCCCGATCGCGGCGCAAGTTATATCGTCGTAGATGATATGAGTCGTTTAACAAATCTTCAACTTACAGAAGCGACAAGGATTCTCGCCGCTGGAACTGCGGTGTTCGCGGGAGAAACCAATGTCTGAGGTTCAAATTCCTTTAACAAACAACGAAGTTAAAATTTATTATCACAATCAATTTCAAAAACTTTCTTCCACAGATCTTAACCGTCTCTCCGGCGCGGAACCGCAAAACTCTAGTATCCCCGCGATTCTTACTTCAATACTTGCAACGATAGGAAGAACAACGGATACCGCGATCGGATTCGAGGTAAGTTCACCCGAAAATCATACAATTCTTGTCGGACCCGGACTTGTAATTCGACCCGATGCAGTTCATCTTTTTCCTTCTATAACGCTTACACCCTCCTTGGGTGCGCTTTGCGGGATTTACGAATTCTCACTTGATTCTCTTCTTTCCGATAACTCCGCGGTTCAGGTTTGGAATATTGAATCGGAAAGATTTCAACCGCAGGTAAGACCGACGCGAAAAACGTTTCAAACAAATCTTTTTGAACAGTGGAGTCCGACGACTCCCCTTCCCTCTTCTACTCCCGGAAGATTTTCACTCCTGTCGTATGAAAAAAGTTCACCTACCGGACCGATTACAAATCTGGTTCGTACACTTCCTGTCTATGATCCTGCACTGATCGGAATCGATGTGGAATTGAATCCTGGGATTGAAGATAACGATTCGCTTGCGTCTGCGATAAACTGGCTTTTTGATTTCATCGAAGAAAAGGAATTTATAAGAACGACTCCCTCACCCGGATTTAATTCCGCGAACTGGAGGGTACGAACACAAGGAAACCTTTCCTTTTGGAGTATAGACAACGGGGGTAGCTGGCACCCTTTCGCATAACCCCACCGAGCGGTCCTTCGTCTCCGGTTCCCGGAGCGGGTGGTCATTGGGTGGGGAATTACGGTTCGAATCGTTACGACGTGTTTCCTCAAGGTTCCTATTCAATCGGGGACTTTTGGCATGTCGTCGACGCGCATCTTGATTACGGTGTTCCCGTTACTGACTGCGGACAGTGTGGAGGTCAAAACGAATGTTTTCAAAAAGGGCCGTGGTTTGACTGCTTACCGTGTCCGGGCGGTTATTCAAGATCCATAAATGTCGGGCTTTGTTGGACCGGTGGCACCGTATTCGTTCCGTGTTGCACGACGACTTGTTGTATAAACAACTGCAATACGTGCCATATTCCGAATTGGTATACGAGATACCGAGTCTATAAATATGAATTTCTTCAATGGACTCTCGTCACAACCTATTCTATCCCCGGAAGATTCTGGTCTTAATCCATGAAAGAAGAGTCCTTAACTTTTTCTGAATCCAGACTTGAGGTTTGTCTCTCCTGTCCATTCGTCGTAAAACGAATTTTCTCAGAACAATGCAGCGTTTGTTACTGCTTTGTTCGCCTCAAAACAAAACTAAAATCCGAGGCTTGTCCGATAGGGCGATGGAAAAGAGAATCCTAATATGAGTTGTTGTAGTGGAGGAAAAACTATGAATCAAGAACTGATATTCAATCAAATCGAACAGTTTTCGAATATCGAAACGAACTTAAAACTAAAAGATAGCGTTGCGACTAAGATTGTCCGCGCCCTTCTTCAAAAAGCAAAAGAACTGCATGAAGAATTTAAAGAAAATAGTGAGGAACATATCTTTCACAGCCTTTCCCAAAAAGCACTTACCGCATTCTATACCAATCAAGATGTAAGTTCCCTTTTAGAAATGGTAAGTGAAAAGATTTTTCTAAGCCTTAGCGAAGCAAAAAAATTAGCGGAAGAGTTTAAGAAATAAAACCTATGAAGCTAAAAAAGAAACTGAAATCCCTTCTCTTTTCACTCACGTTTCCGAGACTTTCATCAAAGGTTCTTATAAACCGTTCCGGCTGGAATCTCATATTACGAAACCACTTCTCACCTTGGCTTTCCGTAACGGCGTTCCCAGTCTTCTCCCTGACCTATGAAGGAAGGGAGAAAAACGGACACTACGTATCCTGGATTTTCGGAATCTTTGGAATCTCTTTTGTTTTTCTTTTCTATTCCAAATCTCCAAGTTCGGGGTGTTGAAGTTCCCTTTCGTAATCCCCTAAAAGATCGCGCTTTTTTAAAAACTCTAAAAGAACATCTCTTTCAAGTTTGAGCGCGTCTCTTTCTACAAACGTAAAATCGATCGCGATAAAAAGATCATCAAATGCTTTTTGAGTGAGAGCTTGAAAGTAAAGTCCCTCGGTAAGAAGCGCACGGATTCGTAAAACATCGGGGTGATGTCGGAATGGTTTGTTTTGCATTCCGCATTCTAAAATTCTATGTGGCTATCGGGTTTGAATATTCCTGTTTTAGTTCGTTCAATTTTGTAATCGCTTCTTCCATTTCGAACATGTATGATTTCGAAAAAAGCATTCCTATACTTGAATCGTCTTCGATTTCTTTCAGTTTTGATTGTATCGAATCCTTGATTATATTAAGATCCTGAATAATCGCCCCAAGTCTTCCGATTACGGAAGCAGAACCGACACCTTTGTCTGCGGCTATGGCGATCGAAGCCGCAAGCTCCTTTGAAAATTCTTGGGAAAGTGCGTTTACATTATCCCCTAAAATTCGGTTATATGTTTTTTGGATTCCGTCAAGCATTGTATCCAGCATTTTTCTATTCGTCGCGGCCTTCTCCATTGAACCGACGGACCGCAGAGCTTCTTTTTGAATGTTTGTCGCTACCGAATCAAAATCAAAATTATCGAATTCCCCGCTTTGGAGTTCTTTGATATAGTTTTGAACTACTGCCGGACCTTTTCCCGGATACTTTGCTTTGTTCTCAACATACCATTTAAACGCTCTAATCTGAATCGTATGGTTTGGTTTCTCGTTTTTGTCTTTTCCAAACATTCCGATCACCTCGGCAACACCGAGAGGTAACGATTTATCCTTTTTTGAAATGAGAGCAAATAGATCCGGGCTAAGATTTTTTAAAGCTAGACGCTTTTCGATTTCTCCGACTTTTTTTCCTAACTTTTCCGCGATCGTTTTCGAATCCCATCCGTTCTCTACCATTTCGAAATATGCGTTTGATTCGTCGGTTGGATTCACTGATCGCCTGTGATTTTCGCTAACTTGAGCGACGAGTCTTTCGTTCGTGGATTGAAAAGATTTCGGAACTACGTGAATCTCAAAACTATTCGGAAGCTTTCCTTCTTCTACGAGTTCTTTGATTGCTTCGTAGCGGTGGTGTCCTGCGACGACAGTCCACTGGTTTTCTTTTAGATCCACCGCCATCGGATACTGAGGATCATATCCGTTTTGTTTTATAAGGGCTTTCAGTGAATCGATTTGATCTCGATCGTAATTCTCTTTTGCTGTGTATTGTTTTATGACTCGAAGTTTGTTAAAAGGGAGTTTTGTCGGAACTGGATTTCCTGTTTTCGGAGTTTCTTCTTTTTTTTCATTCTTTTCAGTTTCCGGTTTTCGCTCCTTTCTTTCGCGACCGCTCGGTCGAAGTCTCCAACCTTTTTCCGTTTTAATTCGAGTTTTCCCGTCACTCCAAACCGAAGGCGAGTTCAGTGGTGCCGGCGGTCTTCCTACACCAATTTGCGCTTTCAGAATTTTTTCTAAACGCGGGATCGAATCTTTGATAAGGGTAAGCGAGGAATTTAAAATTTCATACGGGTTTTGTTCTTTTGATAATCTTTGATTCGGATCTTGAATTTTGTTATTAAAGATCGCTGTTTTGCGAACTTCGAAGAGTGGAGTATCTTCTAAAAAATCCGACTGTTCTGAATTCTGTTTTTTTAGAAGAGAAAGTTTTGATTTGAGAAATTCGATCTTTGGATTTTTTAATTCCTTCTTTGTGGAACCGGTTTTAAGCCACTCTTTAAACTGATCTATTGTTAAGGAAATAATACTTCCAAAACCCTTCCAACCTTTTTCGTAATTGGAAAGATACGCTTGTTTTGCGGCTTTTTGATCGTGAAAACCGAACATAACTTTGTGTTCATCAAAGGAATGGTCTTTGTTTTTTTGATTGATAACGAATACGATTTCGGATTCGGTGTCAGGACCAAGGAAAACGTCAACATGATCCCCGTCGGCACCGGAAGTTCTTTTAAGATACCCGTAATCGTTTCGAATCTTTATTTTCCACTTCTTGCCGTCTCTGTCTTCACCCGAACGATAGGTTCCTTTTTTGTTCTCGATCGCAATATCGAATCCTTGGATTCGAACATGATTCTTTTTGTAATTCCCCGCTTTTAACTGTGCGGGTGATGGATTTGATTTCAAAACGTTCGAAACGAACCCAATACAGACAGACTTTTCTGTCTGTATTTTTAATTCCTCTTCTTCTCCTTCCTCTTCCCAAAAAAGAGCCTTCGCTTTTAAAAACTCACTCAGGAATTCGGCTCCCAGCGTTTTGAATTCCTTGGACAAAGAGACACATCCCTCTTTTGAAATCTCCTTATTAGAAGACTTAAAAACAGCGAGCAGTGCTTTTCTGGAAAGCTCGTTTAGTTGCGCTTCCATCCAAGGCTCTCCCTCTTCGTCCATTGCCCACTCTTGCCAGAGTGGGTTTTGTTTGGTCATAGAAAGATGAATCTTGTCGAGGATGGATTCTGCGAGTTCGAACGTAATATCTTCTTTTTGAAGAAGGGTCAAAGGGTTTTATGAACCTACGATTTCTATTGAATTTTGTTTTTCTCTGAACTTACAGTATTCTTCCCAGAAAGTTTTTAGCTGATCGCGGTTTAGGGATCTTAACATACCTTGGATCGATCCGGTTTGTAAAATCTCATCGTTTGGAAGGATGAGAATAATCGGTTCAAATTTGTAAAGTGTTTTGAACGGAATTGCAACGTAACGGGCCATCTTACTTGCAAGACCTTCGGGATTCTTATTGGTTCGGGGGTCGTAGTGTAGAACCATAATTTGACCGGGAGCTTTCGCGCTAAAACTGAAATTTAGCTTCCATGTAGCGAACGCAAGAGCAAGCATTTGAAGATGATACGAAACAAAAATTAGAATGAGCCTGATTCTATTTTTGTAAAGAGCCGAATAATGATAAATGTATTTGTAGGTGATTGTTCTTTCGATACGCAAAAACGCTTCTCTGAATCGTTTTGGAAAAAAGAATTCCTTAACGATTCCTTTTAGAAAAAAATTTAAAGCTGAACTCATTGGTCTTCCTGATTGTTAGTTTAACGATCCTCTTCCGTTGAAGTTTGAAAGTGGTTTCATTTTGAAGATCCTTGGTTTTTCGCGGTCTTCTCCACTTCCACCCTCTACAAATCCCGTTATTCGAAATGTTGGATGATAATCGTAGATTATGGTGTAACCGTTTTTCGGTTTATCGGACAACCACTGGATTTTTGATCCTCCGTAAACGATATAGTCCTCGCCGCGTTTGTGCGTTTTGATTCCGTTTCGTTCTTTAGAAAGGATCTGATCGACAGATGCGATCGGGGAATAAGATACAGTGTCGTATTTTGAATTTTGGAAGGATACGAATTCGGAGTGTCTTAGAGTCGTGACAAGAAGGGTTATAATATCTCCTTCCCCCATTTTGTAACCTCCACCCATAACAGCCATGAGTTCGCCTTCTTGAAACGTGATCTGGCTTCTCTCGAATAGTTTTCTTGAATCGGGATCGTTTCTAAATGTCTTGTATGCAATTTTTACCGGGTTAAAGGTTTGAACCTTGACCCGGTATCGTCCGCTTACTCGTTTCGGGAAAACGATTGAGTTTAGGGAATGACCGCTGATTTCAACTTCAAAGGGAGATTCGTTTTCATCCTCCGGAACCTTAAAAACTTCTACGACTCCGACGATCGCCTCTTTGTTTAGTTCCGGGAAAAGTTCGTATTCGTTACGCCCGATGACCTCAAAGAATTTCTCTTCGATTAGGCTTACATTGTATTTTAAAAGAACCGCGTTCCAGTATTTGAGATTTTCTAAAACCTCAAAAGAATCCTCATTTGTATGTGTTACCGTAAGGGGAGTTTGTTTGCCTTGGGATTGAAGAACCGCGCTAACGATTTCCGTAATCGGTGCAAACCTCGTATATACCTTACTTCCTTGGATTTTGTAGGCAAACTCTTCTTGGATGGTAAGGGTTTCTTGAAAGGTTCGGATAAGCCCGTCTAAACAATACTTACAATCCGGAAGTCTTTCCTCTTGTGGGCAAGGACAAGGTGTAAGTCTGTACCAGAGTGCCGATTCACCTCTACGATCAAGAAGCTCCTCGTTTGTGAGCGGTGTTAAAACGTTTGGTTTTGTAGGAATGGAAAAGGGCGTTTGACCGCCCTGGCCGGATTTCCTCAAATCCTACGAACCCTTGTCGCTTGCGTTTCGAAAACACCTTTTACTTTGTCAAAGCCGCGTCTTGTTTCGAATTCAACGGGTGTTCCGTTTTGGATTTCATCCTCTCTGAGACTGGAATACTTCGCATTGAAGAAAAAACATCTTTGATTCTCTGTTTCGATGAATCCGTATCCGCCTTTATTGATGGATTGGTTCCAAGGAATGTAACGTCTGATTGTTCCGCTTAAAAGTTTTGATTTTGTTTCCAAGTGATAAATTCTGAGAGCCATTCCGATTCTTCTTCATGGCTGCACATGGGTTCCTCCCAGATCCCACTTCGGTATACATCACTCTTCCGAATCGGTCCAAAAATTCTTTCTAATCGAATCCGTTCCTCGTTCGCCTTCACCTCTTCTTCATATCTTGCGTCGGTCCTTAACCTTTCTTTTGCGTCACGGATGCGACCCTCTCGAAATATTTCGTCAATCTCGTTCTCTTCTCTTTCTTCTTTCTCTTCTTCGACGACTTCGTATTCGCAACTGCAATTCGGGTGCATGGGACAACAGAACCAGTATTCACCATATTTTCTTTCCGCGTTTGATTTTCCGGGCCAGACCGCTATTGTAGTTTTCGGGTCTCCATAGAACTGATCTTGTCCGAGATAGACAAGACCAAGACTTTTCATGTATCGTTTGTCTTTAAGGCTTTCTTTGGAAGGGAAGACTCTTGCAATTTCGTTTCGAAACCGCTTACACTCGTTACACCGGACCGGATTTGTGTGGCTGTGCGGGTTTCCGTAATTCCCGCCGGACATTCGAACATACGTCGCGGTCTCGCTTTCGTTTGCGAGCATGAGAAGTTTTCCGTTATTGAAATTGATCGCGCACTCGGTAAACGCGAAACGAGCCATGTCTCTATTCAGATGATCGGTTACAAGTTCTTCGTATTCTTTTTCCCGGAGGGATCTCTCTTCCTCGGAAATCCCCTCTTCAAACATTCCAAGGGCATCTTTGATCTCCGTATCATCCGGCGAGATCATCAAGGATTCGATTTCTTCCTCGGTTGCATTCCTCGCCAATGCCTCGACGATTTGGCGGCGATACATGTTCGTTATGAGTTCAAACGCTTTCCCTTTTCTTTCTCCCCGGTTGTCATATATCGCAAGCCACTCGGCTCCTTTTGACTCAGTGTAAAGAAGCGCGTATGTTTGTTCTTTTGTGAGACCTACCTCTTCTCGTAAGACGTCAATATCTTCAAGACCGGGGAGATTGTGCGCGATCGCTTTTTCTGAGAATTCGGGTAAGGACAGACGTTTTAATTCGTCCGGGTCTTCTCCCTCTCCTATCATGTATTCGGCGACGTATCCTAGAATTGTCGCTTTGTCTCTTTCCTTTAAATACACTTCGTTCCAGTCGCGGGCAAGAAAATCGAAGATTTCCTGATCCTTCTCGTTTAGGTCTTCGCGGTATACAACCCCTTCCGGGAATTCTATTTTAGTTTGTCTTCGAAGCGGTGAATAGTCTTTGGAAGGATCGGGAGTTACCTGAATCGTTTTCGGGAAAAACGTTGGTCTTATGAGAAGTTCGCCATAGAATTTCTTTCTTAGCGAATCCATTGCATCCGACCAAACGGATTTTCGAATCTCAAATTGCTTTTGATCCCGATTATTCCCGAGAAGAGCGGATTGAAGAGAAAGAAAATAATAAAGCCAAGCGTAAGTTAGTTCTCGTACGACTCTATATTCTGAAAATCTTGATTCTCTCTGCATATCGAGGAGGGGTTATTTTCTTTTTTGGTTTTGGAATTCACGAACAAGCTTTGAGGCTTTCCAAAAAAGAATATGAAGAACTGTCTCGCGCCCTTTGTGATTCTCGATCGAGGAACATACGCTATCAAAAAGTACCTGCCTTTCGTTCTCAGGAAGTTTTCCAATCGCAATCGCGAAACTGGTATCTTTTTCAGGAGATCCTTCGAGAAGTCCCGATTCCCTAAGAACGCGAATCCCTTTAGTAAAAAGTAAATGAAGAACTGTATCGCGGGCTTGTTTGTTTACGACCGAGGATACTAGGCTGTCGAATAGATTTTGAATTTTGTCGGATTCAAGTTTCAATATTAGATTCGAAAGAAAGGTATCCGTTTCGTTGTCGTTTTTCTCTTCGTCTTTATCTAAGAATTCTATCGTTTCTTGTTCTTTTGATTGTTCTTCACTTTGCGCGGTCAGATTCGAGTTTTGCGAATCTTCTAATGTTAAGTTTTCGGTTTCTTGAGATTGTATTTCTGCTTCCAAGATTTCATCCTTTCCAGGTTTATGAAATCACTTTGAAATATTTGAGAGAATCGGAGAAGGTTAGTTTCTTGAATGCTGAAAACCGGGTTGAAGTCCAAGCCTTGCAAGTCTTTGATTTTGAATGTCGGAAAGCCTTACAGGTCGGTCCTCAATTTCTTTTTTTACGGTTTCTTTTTCCCGAGTAATAATCGAATTCTTTCTTCCGACAATCTTTAGCGCGAAGTATCTGAGACAGTCCATAGAATGATCGTGGTCCTTGCCGGGGACTTCCTTTGCATTCTTTCCGTCTTTTGCAGGAACCCAAGAGTAAATTGAAAATTCTTCGATCGTGTGAACACAGGTTCTAAAGATTCGAAGCTTGACGCCTTGTTTCGCGTCGAGGAGTTTCATTAGGGCTTGAATACCCGTGGAAATGTCTTTGTCCGCGGCGATTGTCGCAAGTCCGCACTCGGCCATTGTCGCGCGGTCTTCCGCATCGTGATCGGCGACTATAAAGAGGTTTGGTTTTCGGTTTTTCTTTATCTCTTCACAGTGTGTGCGAACTGTTTTTTCGCGTTCGTAGTGTTCATCCGCCAAATACCAGGTTTCGTTTGATTTGTCGAAGTAGAGCCAAAGAAAAACAAATGGATTCGTGTAACCAAAATCCACAGCACCAGCACAGTCCCAGGTTTCAGGAATTGTGAAAGGTTCGACAATCGCCTCTTCAAATTTGGGATAAACAAGTCCCTCTACATCGATCCACTGACCAAGAAAGAGCCGTTCGCGTTCAGCACCGGTAAGCTCCTCAAGCATCTGGACGTACTCTTTCGAAAGAAAAGGATTGTCTAAAGGAGTCCATGAACGTCTCGACATCCTTTGAAGTCTTGATGCGGATAACGCGTTTCCTGTTTCGGGATCTTGTCTTAAAACAAAATACTTAAAGATCCAATGGAAGCGGTTTCTGGGGTTACAGTCTACGATCAGTTTGTTTAATAGTTCTTCACGAACAAGAGAGAGACGGGTTTTGATTTTCTGGTAAGTCGCGTACGAGATTTGAGTCGCTTCATTGATAAAGATCGTACAAAACTCAGTCCCCATGATCTTTTCCACGCGATCGGCATCGTCAAGACCCGCGCCGTATATCTCGGAACCGTTTGTGAATGTCAGAATGTGGAGTGATTCGTTGATTGTAAAATCACGGTCCTCGACGAATCCCATTTCTTTGAGGCAAGGAATGAGAGTCTGTTTCCATACGGAGATTTTAAGATGATTGAGTCTGTAGCGTGCAATGAGGTGACGAGAGTTCGGAGAAATCCAAGCCCTTGATATGATAGCCTTTATAATCAGATAAGTTTTGCCGCTACGCGCTCCGCCGTCGTAGCAGATTTCCTGCACATAAGGCGCAGACCAATCCTCGTCTAAGGCGCGGGGTTGTTTTTCGGAGAAGACTTGATTTCGTTGGACATTTGTTGCGTTAGTTTTCTTCGGATCGATCTTTAGAAGAGATTTCTTCGACAACTACCCGTTTCCCGCCGATTAACTTCTCAACCGCTCCGGGACGTTCACCGACCCCCGTTACAATTTGAATGTTTACCTGGCTTCTTTCTTCCGAGTTACCGGATTCGTGCCTGATAGTATCCGGTTGTCCAAGAGATCGGAGAAGTTCTTTGATAATAGTGTTGCGGGATTTAAAAAGAAATGAAAGGTCAAGGTTGGAAACCTCTTCGTCAAGGATGCGTGATCTAAGAAAATCCATGAATTCAACCGCTTCTTCATTCAGTCTTGCGAGTGTTTGGGCTAAATCGGCTACAATCTTACCCCTCAATTCCTTCCTTAAATTTCCTGAAATTTCCTTACGCTCGACATTCCAGTCATTTACTTGGATAAGGTTATCTAACTTCTTATACGAAACTTTGAATTTCTTACAAATTGTCTCTCGTCCAACACCCCGGAGATAATGGACTCGAATCTCTTCTTTGATTTCCTCCGAAAGAACATCGTAGCCTTTCTTTACGGAATGTGTTTTCCTCCCTCCACTACTCTTTGTTTTCTTCTTTGGGGGAGGTTTCGTTTTCTTTTTCATCGAGTGATGAGAATCTTAAAGTCCAGCGCGGTATCGTAGTAGAGGTGAATGAAAAATTCAAGACGCCTTTGGAAGAACTGAATCCAAATTTCTTTTTGCTTCCGAACAGGATCTTTCGTCCAGATCGATACCCACAAATCTTCGTTTGTTTTTGAGTGCAGTTTTACCGACAGTTCCCTCTCCAGCAAACGGATCTAGAACGGTTCCTCCTTCCGGACAACCCGCGAGTACACAAATCTCAAAAAGACGTTCCGGCCCGACTGCCGTGTGTCTATTTCTTGAATTCGGGGTTGGTATCTGCCAAACCGATCGTCGTCTTGCGGTGAAATTTCCTGACTTGATTTTATTTTCTAAGATCCGGTCACGAACGGAGGTAGGAGTTTCGGCCAAGTAAGATTTATATTCTTTTAGTGGGAATGTTTCCTCTTTTAAATGTTCGCAAGCTGTGGTTTCCTTTATTTTTAAAAAGCTGTGAATTTGATCGTGATGGATTTGAGAGATCGGAACCGAAACACTTTCAGCGTTAAAATAGTAAAGATCCATATCACGAACAAAGAACAAAACGTATTCGTGTGAGTTTGTGAATCTTCTCTTCGCCGATTCCGGCTTACACGATCCAACGTTACCGGAGTCCGTTGAAATAGATTTCGCCCAGACGATTTCCTGAACAAAGTGGTATCCCTCTTCTTTCATAAAGTCAACGAACCCGGAAGGGATTCGGATCGCTTGTCCGTGTTGGAAGGTATCACCGATGTTTACGAACACCGTCGCGGAATCTTTTAAGTGTTTCGCGGCCTCCCTGAATACCAATGCGAGGTGAGAAAAATACTGTTTTGTTTTTCTCTCTCGCCCTATCTCAAGTCCTACTGACGGATGAGTTACATCTAAGTATTTTCGTTTTTGGAAATACGGCGGCGAGGTCACGAGGCAATCGAACTTCGGATAGATCAGATTTTTTTCTCTGTAGTCCTTTAGAACCGTATCAGCGGAACCGCAAATAATTTCAAAACTCAAGCGATTCTCTCCTGACAAAAAAGAGCGATCTGTTCAAACAGTGCTTCCGAACACTCCCATTTCCCGCCTTCAAGTTCCGCGAAATAGCTTTGCGAGTAACCGAGTCCTTGAGCGAGCTGGAACTGAGTTAGTCCCGCCTCTTTTCGTAACGCCTTTATTCGAGAGGCCGTCTCTTCGTTTTCGGATTTAAAGTTTTTGTCAAAGTATTTGGAACGGGCCGCCTTCGCGCACTCGCAAACCACTTCTTTAAACGCTCCGCGCCATTCATAATTCAAGTTCTTACCGTGGACTTTTAGAAGGAATTTTCCGTTTCCTTGATCCGCTAAGTTTATCCGAAGATTTCGAATCTTTTTCTTAGCCCAAAGTTCGTGCAGGATTTCAATCGAATCCTCTTTGTTTGAACCCTTTCTGATTTTCTTTAGATCGCCTTTCAGTGTAGAGACAAGGATTCCCGTTTTCTTACTGATTTCATTGAGTTTTTCTAGGAAAATTTTTGTTCCGGTAAAAAACTCCGGACAAAACTCGCGATACGTTAAGAGCCTGTCTTTAAAATGATACTGACCTTTTCCGTAATTTTTTTCGGCAATATAGGAAACTGGATCATCAGGGGAAACGATATACGCATCGATAGCCACCCATCCTAGGAGTTTGACCGCTTTGATTCTATGCTCGCCGGAGAGACAAAGATACAGATCTGAATCGGGGATCTTTTGAAGTGATATTGGTTCGTGTAATCCGTTTCGTTTTATATTCTCCGCTAATCGCCGGATGAACTCTTCCGTTTTAGGACGGAATATTTTTTCATTCTTTGGATGAAATTGAATCTTCTCCAAAAGAACCTTTACACGTTCGAGTTTTATCTCGTCTTGATTGGTTACTGACTCTATTACGTTACTGGAATTTGTTTCAAACACATCTCACGAATATTTATTTTTACCGAGAGAGTCCTTTAATTTGGCTTTGTGATTAGGAAAAAGTTAAGGGATGGAATTTTGTGCGGTCCTTAATTTTTGTTACATTCAATTCACATAAGGTTTTCCGATTTTAGTTTCAATAGAGCTCTCCATGCAAGACATACCACTGCCGGTACTTGTCCGTTTCCAATTGCTCGGAGCTGGTCCAACCGAGCGGCCATCCCATTAACCACTCGACCCACCGGGGGTTCAACTGCCCACCATTCACCTCGCTGTATTCGGGTCGCTTGCTCGAATGAAACTTGGCTTGAAATAAATCTCCTTCCGTTATCATCGAAGTCGTTGGAGTGGGATATTTCTTCACTGCGGTTGCAAGTCCTTCTCCTGAAGTTTTGCTTACTCCCTTTCGATTGTAATTTCCGCATACGGTAGGCGTGGGCCACAACCTTTGATCTCTTACTTGATCTTGAAGCCGTAATTGTCTTCGGTGTCCCGAAGGTCTTACTTTTTTTTCGACAATCAAATCCAGTTGTTCCTGATTCAACGCTCCTCCGGTGCCCGTATCGGGTGTACGCCAGTATCCAGATTCGTTTTCGGATATGCGGAGCCCCAACGTTATCAGCTCCCAACACTCCCCAGATTGCATCAAACCCCATCGAGGCCAAGTTTCCAAGAACTCGATCGATTCCACGCCTGGTAAGCAATGGGGAATTTTCCACGAAAGCGTAGCGTGGTCGAACTTCGCAAATGATTCGGAACATTTCTTTCCAAAGACCGGAACGTTCGCTGTCAATTCCTCCTCCCTTTCCGGCAATTGAAATGTCCTGGCAAGGAAAACCTCCCGCCACCACATCAATAAGTCCTTTCCAAGGTCGTCCATCAAAGGTACAAACATTATCCCAAACGGGGAACGGTGGCAGGTGTCCTTCATTTTGTCGCTGGAGTAGTCGTCTGGCACAGTATGAGTTGAGTTCCACGGCACAGACGGTTTTCCATCCGAGCAACGCGCCGCCGAGTAAGCCTCCTCCAGCACCCGCGAAAAGTGCCAGCTCATTCAGAAACTTTTATCCCTTTGAAAGAAAGAATTCCTTCAGAATACCTAACTGAAGTATCAGGCGGCACTGCCGTTCGAAGTTTGTAAGATGGGTTTAAAGAAATTTCGTTTTTGAAATTTTGATTCAATACCGTGAAGAGTATTTAACTTCTTCGAATCGGTTAAAAAAGAATCCCTGGACTTTTAACATTTTCACATATAGAATCCAGGGATGTTCACTATGCGACTTTTAAGAGAATTCCATTTCTCCAAATTTTGGTTTTAGAGGGTCTGTTCTTTCGTGTGATCGAGTAAACGTATTTTTGAACGGAATACTCAATGCCAAGGGGCGCCAGCCTTTGAAGTTTCTCAGCTTCCAAAATAGCTACCTTGTCGCCGTCCTCTCCTATAAAGCACTGACCCGTTGAACCCCAAAGCCTTCTTTGGCCGGATTCTGGTTTAAAGTGCTTGTAAATATGAAACTCGATTCTTTCTTTATCCAACATTCTATTGTCCTCGTCTTTGTTACGCTGCGTCACCGCAAAGAATCTTCTGGCTTCTTCGCAAGTCCATGATTCGAAGCGCATCCCTGTGGCTTAATTCCAAAAGCATTCCGTCCGCATCTTGAACAAAATAGTTCCCGTCAAAGGGCTTTGGAGCTTTTGAGAATTTCGGTTCTACAAAGCGATTCAATATCTTTCTTAAATTGGTCACTTTGTTTCTTAATTCTTCGATTTCTTTTTCTGAGATCTGGTTCATGCTGTTTTTTCCTCTGCATTTGCTGTGTAGGCATACAATTCGCAAGCTTTGACTCCTTTAGCAGTTCGAAACTGCGGTGGAGCAACTTCTGCGAAATATTTGTTGTACATCAGTTGTTTTGATTCTTCGTAGAGGGAAGGATTTCTATTGTCTCTGTAATATTCGAAAGAGGTGAATGGCAACAATTCGATCGCCCACTTGAGAAAACACTCATGAGGTGAATTCGGTACTGCTTCTATATTTTTTACTTCGTTTTTTTTGTTTTGGAACTCTTGCTTTTGGGGTGGTTTCGTTACGTACTCCTTTTTCTTTTTTTGATAGTTCGCTTTTGGTTTTTCGTATTTTACTTCTTCAACTTTTATCAACCGAGACCAAAATTTTAGGACTGTCTCGGGACTCACACATTGTCTTCTCCAAAAAAGTTCATATCCCTTTCGATATTCGATCAGGACTTCAATCTTTTCTTGTACCAATTCCCAAGATCCTTCTGTCATTTGGAATAGAGTCTCAAGACTATTCTTCTCGATCGGGGATTCCCCGAGGATGCTCTTGTGATTTTCGAAATAGATTTTTTTGAAGTTCTCAAGCCAAGTTTCAGGGTAACATTCTGTTTGCTGTTTTTCCGAATCGCGAAGATCCGTTTTGTGCGGATTGTCTCCCCTACTCTCTCTAGAAGTTTGAATTTGTTTCTTTTTTTCTTCGTTTGAAAGTACTTCGTGATTCAGTATTTCTTTCTTAGTATTTAGTAGGTTGCGGCTTACCGAGTTCGGATCTTCCGAAACCGGATTCACCGGGACCGGAAAATCCAGGTTTTTTAAAATTTCCTGTGCGGGTTCGGAGTTCTCTTTTGTATCTTCAAAAAGTAAAAGATTTTTCGTATCTTGCTTTTTCTTTTTCGTACTTCTGACGAACGGCGATTTCTCTTCCGGCTTTTTAGAAACCTCAGAAAAGCACCAATACTGTGACAAATGCCCCGTTTTCGGGTTTCTGATCCGAACGAGTTCCGCGTATCCGAAGTGAGCTAACTCTTTTAATCCAGAGAGAACCGCACTTTCTTCGTCTGAAGAATAGACACAAAGTTGTCTCGCACGAAATTTCCAATCATCAGGCATTCCAAGGATGATAAGGAACAGTCCTTTCGTCTTGTTACTAAGTCTTTGATCTCTGCTAAAGGAATTACTTGTTACGGTGAAGTTTGTAGTATGCGCGACTCGTTCGATAGTTTTAACGGACATCTTCTTAATCCCTAAACATGTTTTGAGCCATGAATTTATACGTTCGATTCGGAATATCGCGACCTTGAATTCCATGACCCGACATGTGACGAATGAACTTCAACACCGAACTAATTTCTTCGAGCTTGTCCGTAAAAAAGAAACACTGGTCGTATTTATCCTGAAATTCCAAATGGTCTTCACGTATTCTGATTTTTATCTGCGGTATGTCTCTTGACTCGAACTGAAAGTAATTATTATTCTCCCAACCGTGTTTGTTTAGAATCCTTTCTATTTCGTGTCTGTCCTCCTTTGCATTGATCTTTTCTCTATTTCGTTCTAATGTTGCCTGCGAATTATCCAACTGAGTTTATTCCTTCGTTTTACTTCTCTAAATACGCTTGGTTTATTTCTTTTAAAATTTCCGCTTTCGACTGCTTACGGAAATATGGCCCGAATTTGATTATCAGAAAGCCGACAATTCCGAAAATTAGTGCTGAGTAATAAAAAATGTTCATTTTTCTCTAAGGTTCCTTTTTCCAATTTACGCAGTTTTTGAAAGTTCACGGAATTTTACGTGACCGATATATCGAAGGTGTTGGTCGATAACCCACCCGGCGCAAATCGGACGGGAGAAACGGGAGTAAACGACCTCGTTCGTGAACCGATTGTACACTTCAAACAAGGGTTCTCCGTCCGGTCTTTCTCCGGCGGGCTGAATTCTATAAATTTCAAGCGGGTCCATCTTATACGACCCTTGGGATATAACGGGGAGTTTTCGAAATTAGTTTGAATAACCTTGAATTGTTAATTGAGAAGTTTTCGTATATTAGAATTTTTATATGTTGCGCGAGTGGCATTTCGCTGTAGTATCGCAAGAAATGGAGTTTCGAAAATGTCATTCGTACGAATTTTGAATTCATACCCACAACGAAAGCCTGACTCACATTTGGTTGCGCCGGAGTCGTTTTATGAAAAATATTCACGATCAATATCCTATTTGGGAATATTTCTTGATTTCCCGAACTTTCCTGTAATTGACACAGGAAAAAACTATATTTACCGTATTTTATATTATATATAATTTGTATAGACTTTATTTTGTATTATCTATAAAACGTAATGGACCGCATGAATTTAAAACTCGACCCTAATGTAGATTACTCTGATTCAAAAAATCGATATTTGTTTATTGAGGAGGTTCTTGGATTCGATGAAGATGCAATGACTATCCTTCTAGGCAAAATTAGTAAGCCCACTTACCATTCATACAAATACGGCAAAACTCTTATGCCTGTAGTTCGAGTCGAGATTCTAAAAAAAGAAGGCTTCAACGACAGATGGGTGAACCACAATGAAGGCGAACCATTCATTAAGGCAGGTAAAAATATAATAGAAATGAAAAGAGACACGAACTTCATTAAGATGCTCGAAGCCGAGAATCTAAAGGATGTTCTAACTCAGTTCTTGGACTCAAACCCTTCCTCAGATCGGATAAATTGGCTTCGGACTGCAATTGAATTTGCGGCTCAAAATTCGAATAAAAATAATCCGTAATATCCCTCGAAACTTGTTTCGCAACCGCCTCCAAGTCCAACTCCCCTCTTTTCGCCTCCTCGAAAATTTTATCGATCATTGCAAACACCGCCTGATCGCACTCTACTCTTGATTTCATAAGATCCCCTACTCTACTACGACCGAATAAATTATTTCTTTTAGCAGGGTCAAGAAAGCTGAAAGAGACAGATAGTTCAGGATATAATTTGAAAGCTAAACAAAATGATTTTTTTTATATTTCCCAGTAATTCCCATAGGAAAATAGACTAAAACACCATCCCGGTTTATGTAAGTTCCTCAAAAAAACTGAGGCTTTGAAATATATTATTAAAGAATTTTCAAATGGGAACGCTCATTCCCATTTGAAAATTTCAAAAAATATACCTGACATAATTTTTTACGCTTTCGCAAAAATTCTAAGATTTCTATTCTTTTAAAATCATGAAAATAATTCCCATTTGTTCCGGGAAGGGTGGAGTCGGAAAAACCACTAACACCATATTCCTCGGTCAAACTTTGTCTTATTTAGGCTACAAGGTGTTACTTATTGACTTCGATTTTAATCGAAGCTTGAGCAAGTTCACACTTTCCCGCTTCGGAGTAAACGAGCAAGAGACAACTTTTAAAAACTCATTTAACATGCTTTTTGAGGCGGATGACTATTCAAAATACATATTCAAAACAGGCGAGAATTTTGATTTTATTCCAACCATCGAACGCCTCAAAAAGGTTGATTTAGAATTTTATGATGACCCTAGGCTTAAATATAGATTCGAAAATCTGTTACGCAAACTCGATTACGACTTCATTTTACTTGATCTACATAACGTTGTAAATGTTGTTCTTCTAGCTGCCATTCACAGCGCAGACCATATTATTTCTCCAATGGAATATGGGGATTGGGGACAAGAAGGAACCGATGCAATGTATAAAGTTTTTAAGGAAGTCGAATCAAGCTCATCCAAAAAAATCAAATTTACAGTCGTACCTTCAAGAGTATCTAAAAGGAGAATTGAAGACCTGATTGAAGTTTGCGAGCATAACGGTCTTTCTGTTAGTAAGTTTGCAAACTATAATGACGATATCGTTCATTCTGCTTCGAACTTAGGAGAATTTTTAAATCCCAAAAAACATTCCGCATTCGAGCGATTTTTAGTTTTGGCGCATGAGGTTTCAAATGGCACAAAATAATATTCCCAACAGAAATGATCGGCTTAAAGAAAAGCTGAAAAACAAGAACTCAAAGCTAAAAGCTCAAGCATCGGACAATACTGAGCTGGATACGATTAGTTCAGTCACTTCTATTGACCCGCAACTAAAAGAACTTAAAGAACACTACGAGTCCTTACTAAACGCACACCGAAGAACAATAAATGCCTCAATCGAATTCGGCGCATACCTCTCCAAAGTTAAGGACACCGTAGGACATGGCCATTTCATAGATCATATAGAGAAGAATAAATCTTATTTGGGTTTTGATAGAAGAGCGGCTAGCAATTACTTGAGAATTTACAATGGCCAACATTTCATTAGAAAGGAATCTAAAACAATCCAAGATGCAATAAATGACATTAGAATCGCAACTGCCGGCCTGCCCGAACCCGAGTTCGAAAAGAAACTCGAAAGAGAAATCAACCCCCTAGAGTATGATTCAACTAAAGCAAAGAAACTGTATAAACTTTTCATTAAAAACGGCAAAGTCAAAAAAGGCATAAAGAAGCCAGTAGCAGATTATATAAGAAAATTCATTGAAAACGAAATGGAAAAAGAAAAAAAGAAATACGAAAGTATAATCGCTGGATACCAAAATGACTTATCCATACTCAACTAACACAAATGGGAATGCTCGTTCCCATTTGATAGATATAGCAACCGCACCCTCATCCAAATAATGAAGTTTCATAGAAATCGAAAATTTTAAATTTTCTTAAAAAAAAGTCTTGTACTCGATTTTCAAATAGGTAAAGTTGTTTTGAATCTAAATCCAGATTCGTGTTCACAATATTCCACCTGCAAGGAAGTGAGATACCTTGCAGGGCGGAGCCCAAAAAACCTTTCTATTATGTCTCTTTTTTTAAATTATGTCCCATAAAATCCTTGACATTTATTTAGTACACGATTCTAGTCCAAACCAATCTTAGGAGACATAACTAAGAGCGGCTTATCTCACATTTGCCGAATTGAACACGAATCGTGGACCTATCGCCAAGGCTCTAAACCCTTATCATAGTTCCCCGTTTCAAAATAGAGTAGGGTAATACCTTTACCGTGCCACGCCCAAACTATGTCTGGCACTGTAGAACGGAAAAAAAATATGGTCGAGGACGTCAAACGAGCGACTGTGATCTCTTATGCCATCGCGTCATTAGAGTTATCTGGGAAGAAAGAAAAACTCCTAACGGTAATTACGAACTTAGATATACAAGCTCGTGCCGAAGGCCGGGCAGGATGCAACGCTAAAAATAAAACTCTTGGTAAAATGTGCGGTTTAGCGGAAACTTCAGTTTCTAAATATATCAGAGAGTTTCGAAGAGAGGGCTATCTTGAAGCTGGAACTTTCCACGGCCATAGTAGAATCTTGAATTCTAATTATCACGACGCCGTAATCAAAGAAAGGATCGAATATAAACTCTCTTCTTCTAGGACAAATGGACTAGGCGGCACCGAAAATGAGTACGGAGCAGCCCCGTACGATGGTACGGGGTCTAGTTCTTCTAACACTTGTACTAACCAACCATCTAACAAAAAAGAGAATCTTTCACTTTTTAACGATTACTTTCAAAAACTTTCAGAGATGGCAAAGACTTTGATTTTGAAAGAGTATGGTGAATATACGGCGACCTTGGATAAAGAGAAAGCAAAAACAAAACTCTGGTTCAAAGAAAGTCAAGATTCGGATATTGTTTTGGACGTTATTCGTAAGCTCATATACATTAAGTGTTCACCGGAGTTTAAAACAGACTTACGATTTTGGGGAACCATTTCGGTGAACATCGCATGTGCGTATAGTTACAAAGACACGATCCTAACTACTTACCAAACGCTCATGAATAGCAGAAGTGAAAATGCAACTGTGGAAGCAGCGTCGAAAGAAAAAACCTACCAAGAATCGACATGGCGAGGACTTAGCAATTGGGCTTCGGAAAAACTCACGATTTCATCGAGAGAAATTTTGAATTCAGTCACGGCAAAAATAGAAAACAATGAAGTTCAGGTTTATGGGAATGTTCCAGAATCAATCCGAATGATAATTACAAAATATTTTTTGGAAGAAACAAAAGAGAAAATGACAGTACGCTTTTTAGATACTCCGGGATATAGAGAAAACAATAAGCCAGCTTTGAACTCAGAAAATAAAACCCCGGAAAATAAAAGCGGTGAGACTGTTAAGAATCGAAAAGATGTCCAAGAAACGATCAACTATCGAAAGGGTAGTTATGAAGATTTCTTAGGAATCACAAAGCGACGAGTTTCGAAGGTGGATTTTCAGATATTGAAAGAAGCGAAATACACAATGGAAAGAGGAGTATTAAAATTTCATACAGATATTCCAGAAAATCTGAAAATTCATATTCAACATTATTTCAAGGAGCTAGTTGAAATGCCCTATTATGTTTTGTTTGTTGATTCGGAACTAAAACAAGATAAGGAAGTTGCATAAAGGAAAAGACATGAAATCGTATTTTATGATATTCTAATGGTCAGCGCAAGAGATGGGACGAATAGTTGTTGATAACATAATATCAATAACAGTATAGTTGAAGGTTTCCGTCCAATCCACAGGCTAAAGTTGACATATTCTAAAATAGGATAAAAAGGGGTTTTTTATGGAAATGGAATTTTTCGAAAGTGACGATTCTGTTCTTTTGAATGCTTTGAGTTCCATTGAGAAGTTGAAAAGTGAAAGTGATCTCGAATCTTTAAATGGTGAACAGCAAATTGTTTTACTTGTATGGAATCTTTACTATTCAGCTGTACGAGGGGAGCTAACTGGATACTTTCTTAGTTTAGATGAAATAAGTGTTCAGCAGACATTATTCTCATTAAAAAGAATCAAGGCAGGATCGATCGCAGAAACCTTTAACGAGGCATTGTTGCTGAGTCCCGAAATTCAATGTGAATCCGACAAGGGGATTGATTCATTATTAGGAGAAACAACAATCCAGTTTATTAGCTGCTTGGAGCTATTGGAGATGAGACTTGCGGAGTCGGATGCAAAAATATGCAATTTAATCTTAGAATTTATTTCCAATAATTCAGAATCCATTTATACTAAAAAATAAACAATTTAGTGATTTAGATAGGTGCTTGAATCGAATCAATAATTCGGCAGGTGGCAGTTATTTTTCATGTTGAAAGAAAAGAAAAATTTCGAGCAAATAGCACAAATTACTTTGCCAAATTATTTTAAAGAACTATCCGCTCGGTTAAAAAATCCGCTTCCTATGAAGCTTTTTTCAAAAGAAGGACTCGGGGAAACTGCGATTTTCAGTTCGATTACGAATCACTTCGGATTAAAAAATTACGAAGATTTTCCTGGTTGTTATGTGTTCTCCGAAAGAGGAAATATCCAATACATCAGCGTAACAAAGAGCATTTCTACTCGGATCAGACAGCACTTAAAAGGCACGAACCATTCCCCGCTGGCATATCAAATCGCTAAAAATAAATTGGATATGGGCTTGAGCAGAAATCTGTGTATGCAAAATGACAGATTTCTTGAAGAACACAGGAGAGCGCAAGAGCTTATCTCTACCTGGGATTTAGCGGTAATTGAAATCGCCGATCCGATCGAGCGACGTCTTTTCGAAGTATATGCCGCTCTCAAATTGAATACAGTTTACGATTCATTTGAATCTGAATAAAATTAGGTCAAAATTTTCGTGATCTTATTTTGAAAAGTAAATTTAAAAAAATACCAGCCACGACAAGAGAGTAAAATATTATTTCGTTTCTTTCTCTTTTGCCCTCGTCCGATTTCGACTCTTTCAGAGTATTTAAAATTTCATTTAATAATACTTCTATTTCTTTCAACTGATCCGCTTGACTACGATCAATCTGCGAATTCGTAGGGGTTCCACGAAATGCAGTCGGAAGAACAATTTTTTTCTTTTGTCCTTGGTAAGCGGCATCAAGTTCGGATTTGATCTCAGTATTTAATGACCAGTGTTTTTGAGCTTTTAGGAGATATTGAATGGCACGCGCGTGATTTTTTCGTCTGTTTTCTTCTTTTCCTAAACAAAGCCAAGACCGAGTTATCAAGAGTTCTGCGTTAGGATCAGATGGATTCTGTTCCAATAGAAGAGTTGAAAGCTTCTCGGCTTCGAGACATCGACCTTCGTCAATCAAACGATTCCCATCTTCATAGCTTCCTGAAAAGGATTGTTCCTCTGCGATAATGGGTAAGAAAATGAATACAAGTAAAAGAAAAGTTTTAGGAATCTTCATATTCTTACCTGTCGATGCGGATTGCCTTGTGAGCATATCGCGCTCGGGGCATTTTTTGAGAATCGAGCGTCCAAGTGCTTGCGATGGGATTTTGAAGTCCGATGGAATAAACGGAATCCGTCGGAATGTTCAGAGCGGTCGCTCCACCGAAAACAAAGAGCTTTCTCGTTTCGTACGATGCTTGTGTTCCTGGAAAATATACGGAAACGGGAAGGATTGGTCCTATCGTAAACGCTCCGGAGCCGATTTGAGAAAAGTCGGTTCTGTTTGAGGTAGTAATCGATCCAACTGGTTGAAGCGTGCTTGTTCCTGTAGAACCACCGATAACTGCAAACCACTCTGGATCAGTAGGGTAGGGGTCAGAGTTTAACGGTTTTACACAAGCAGCACCCGCTCCATGTCTTGCTAAATTGATCGAAGGTTCTCCCGCACTTGTTATGGAATTCACAGAAGGAACATAGCTGTCCGACGTTGCTTGCGAAGAACCGTCGTTTGTAAATCTTCCCCCCGTAAAAAGAATCGAACCATTGAGTCCACAACCGGACATATCCACTCTGGAAAAGATTGCGGTAAGAGAAGTATAACTTTGCCAAATGCCGACAGGTCCAATACCGGGATAAAAACGAGAAACCGTATTCAGAATTGTTCCCGTTGTCATGTCGGTAGTCGTCGTTCCTGCAATGATAAAAATTTCTTCACCGACGCTTGCGATAACCCCTCCTTGGTTTGCGGTTGGTAAGTCGGCAAGAGTCTTCCACTGATCTGTATACGGATCATAGACTTCCGTTTTTTTAGAAGCAACATATACACCGGCCTGTTTTTCAAGTCCGCCGATGACATAAATTTTATCTTTGTGGGAAACAATGTTCGCGAAAGCGCGAGGGGTGGGGATCGAAGTTACAGCCGGATACCATGTAGAGGTAACTGGATCAAAAAAATCAATTTGAGAAACTGGATTTGCGTCCGCACCGATTCCGCCGACAATCCAAAGTCCGCGAGTTCGATTCGGGAAATCGCTTACCCAAGTTTTAAATGCAATTGGTGCGCCTTGGAGATTTTCGAGGTCCGACGAACAAAAAACATAAGCTAAATAATCGGTGTTTGATTCAAGGTTTTGAAGGACCATAGAATGAAATTTTGCATTTTCGAGACTTGTGGTCGCCGACTCGATCCCACCTTTCCCATATACAACGGATCCGGGCAAAGAAGCGGAACACTCCCAGGAAAGAGTAGCGGAGCGAGGTCCAAGCTGAGAGACAACTGCGAACGTAACTTTGGCCGTTTCCGCGTCATGAATCGATGAAAGCGGAGAGTTCTGACAAGAGATGAAAAGTGAAAAGGAAAATACGAAAACAAGAATGCGAATCATAATAACAACCCCCAGGAGATTCGAAGACCGGAGCGACAAAGCGAGTCACTTGCTTCAAAGGTGCATTGAGAACGAAGTCCAAGGCGAAGTCTTGAGCCGTTACTGAATTCCCAAGCCCAGCCAAATTCCCCTAAAACCTCGGGGTCGATCCCATTCTGTGATTTCGAGTTATGCGTCCATTGAACCCCGGTGATACCTCCTCCAAATAGAAAATACGGCGAGGATGATCCCCACTGTTTGCCTAAGTATCCCGATTGATTCCAGAGTGTTATGGAGCCTTGTGCAGACGGGGCTAAAGAAAGTTCAGAAAGAAAACCATAAAACCAAAGTGGTTTATTAACGAATCCCTTTTCGATAAAAAATCCTAACCCTGCGGTTCCCGGATTCGTTCGATTCCATTGGCCGAGGTTTCCCTGAATGAGAAAACTCCCACCGACATAGAGTTGATTTTCGCCGGAACGGCCTGATAGATATTTTTCCGGAAGTTCCGGAGCTTCAGATTCGTTTTCTTTTGTGGATAGGTTTTGAATTTTTGATTTTTCGATCTCAACGAAACCAAGATCGGTTCGGAAAATATAGCGGTCTTTTTTGCGTTCAACGATGATTCCTCGAATTGAGGAGCCGTCAGTTAGTTGAAATTCGGAGTACAGATAAGAGCTTTCTGGTCCCTTTTTTTGATAATCGATCCTCTGGACTTCATGCTTCGGAATTCTGTATTGTCTACCTTTCCAGCGAACGTTTACCACATCCGCATTTTCGTTTATCTCTTCGATAAGGAACGCCTCTCCTGTTTTAAGTAGCAATTCCGATGCAAAAAGCGAATAGGGGAGTATCAAAGCACATGCAAGAAAAATAATATAAGAAACTTTCACCTTTAAATCCCGTAAATACTTAAACAAGGAATTAAATTTGTGTCTTATTTGTAAATTGTTTAATGCGAATGTTTCAAAGGAAGTAAAGAATACGAAATATCAAGTTATAATGTATCTTTCAAATTGCGGTTTATACCTAAATAATACTTTATTGAAAATTATAATTCATAACTTCACTCAATCTTCGAAAATTCAAAAAATAATACCAAACTTACGACACCTTTTGTAATGGTGTCAAAATAGCCGCAAAATAATGTAGCCTAAGAGACATAGAGGCTTGTTGCAGTTTGCGATTATGAAAACGAAATTTCGGGGTTAGGGATGAAATCGAGAATTGCAAAAGTTATCTATCTTGTTGTTTCCATTCTATTTGTATTAAATTTTTCCTTTGTAGATGGTGTTCGAAATTTCTTTAGCGCGGTCGCTTCGGCTTTTTCATCCGGAATTCCACAGGCTCTCACTGTGATCCATGCAGGTTCGGATGGTTCTGCAAGTACTCAATACGAAATTGAGCTCCCAAAAGGTACAAAAGACGTAATTCCTAAGTTGTCGCTTTCCTACAATTCCAATGGTAGAAACGGGATTGTAGGTATGGGCTGGGATTTAAACGGAATTCATTCCATTTCTCGAAATCCTTCTTACGGAATTTCCTATAACGGTACGGATCAGTATATCTCTTCCCTTGCCGGTGAATTGATCGATGTAAGCGGAAATAAAACGAAGTATCACAGCCGAAAAGAGTCTTGGATCTTATTTTCACCGCAGGGAACTTGCGGAGACGCTCCCTGTTCATGGATTGCAACGGATAAGTCCGGTAGAAGATTTTTTTTCGGAGGAAGTTTAGATTCCAGAATTCCAGCGTTAGGAAGAACAGCGGGGTCGATTCGTGAATGGACTTTGAGTCGCGAAGAGGACGTCCACGGAAACGGTTATAACATTCAATATTCTTCCATAGACGTTACCAACGGCGATTATTATCCAGATACGATTACATACAATGATCGAATTATCCGGTTTGTTTACGAAAACCGAAACGACAAAACTTCGAATTACATTTTAGGAACTTTGGAGCGGATCCAAAAGAGACTCGATAAAATCGAAATCTTAGTTGCGGGTAGCATATTTAGAACGTATGATCTCGATTATTCTTACGGTCCGGTAACGGGTCGAACTGTACTTCGGACGATTAAGCGATCGGGCAGTAATACGTTCGGTTCTGAAAATTTTGACGACTTGAATTTCACATATACGAATCAATCGGGTAGTTTCTCGATCGGAAGTCTCGATTATCAAGTGTTTACGGACACGACAACGATGAACGTTTTCATTCCGAACATTGCTGTTGATTTCTTAAACGTTTTTTTTAATAGTAGTCTTCCTTACCACCCTTCCGCACTGGATACAAATATCGATGCGTCTCTCCAATACGTTGTTAAAGTTCCCGTTCCGGATCGAAACGCATGTAACCTAGGTGCCGCATCCTGTCTTTGCGCTTTGTTGGTTCCATGTTGGGGAGGAAATCAAGGTTTCTTTGAATATTTAGCCGGGAACTGTGCGGGCTTTTTGGGTTGGGGCGGGCCGGATGCTTGTGTGAACGGTGTGAATTCCGCTTTAACGGCTTGGTTGCCTATGGATCTGAACGGTGACGGCATATCGGATTTCGTCGCGATCAACGGTACCGAAGAGAACGGATCGATTCATTTAACCGGGCATATTCAACGGATCGGACAAGGTCCAATTACATTTACTAGTTGGAATATTCCAATTCATTATAATACCTATTTTCAACCCGTCGATTTAAACGGGGACGGTAAAACGGATTTCGCATACGAGGATGGAGGAAGACTTTGGGGGATCTACTCAAACGGAACCAGTTTTAGCGCACCTGTCCTTTTTGGGAACGTTAGTTTGGCCGGAGCTAACCGCAATATGAGCGTTTTTAGTCCGTACGAATATCGATTCCATTACGGTCCGAATAGTACGTCTCCTCAAGCGAGCAATCGTCCGGCTGCGGATTTTTTTGCGGATATGAATGGCGACGAATTGACCGACTTTGTTCATGCGAATGGAAGTAGTTTTTCCATTTATATCAACCGGGAGACGTACTTTGATAATCCGATCGTTATTGCAGGGGGTAACGATTTCTTTCTAAATGCCATGGTCGATATGACGGGCGATGGGAAGGCGGATTATCTTCAGCTTATCCAGACTTATGATAATCCAACATTGAGCGCTTTGCAGGCTCAAAAAGCCGCGTTGGATACTTTGATGGCGCAGTATCAAGCGGACCACACAAGAGCGAAAGCGGTTGCCGATTCTTTTCCCGTTTCGACGACCGGGAATGTAATCGTTGAAGCGGAATTTCAAAATTTCATCGCTTATTTGGATACAAATGGAAATAGCCTTCTTGCGGATTATTACGAACTGAACGGCAGTGCGTACGATTACGATAGCACCGACCTTACAAATCTTCAAACCGTGCTGGAAAATATCGTAAGCGCGAAAATGAACTTCGTAGGCGAACAGAGTTATTCGATTAACTCTCAAATCGGAGCGATTTACGCGCAAGGCACAGTGGGACTGGCGACGTACGCTCTTCAAATCAGAAGTTTTAATTTGAGTAACGGCACTTCTCAAGTTAGAACGTATTCTATGTCCAATTCGATCGATCCGGAAAGAAGCACGCTTGCGGATGTGAACGGGGACGGAGTGCTTGATTTTGTTTCGTTTCCGGGAACTCAATGTGTCGTATCGATTTTTATGGGGAATGGTTTTTCCAGTCCGATCGCAACGAACCTAAATGCGGGGACAGGTAAGAACTTAGTTCAGTTTAATTTCGGAGAAGTGAACGGCGACGGGTTGTCCGATTTGGTGCTTTTTAACCGCGAATCACAGAGATTTGAAACCTATCTTTCCAACGGTAACGGTAATTTTACGTTGAACGGCAGTTATTCGTTCGGCGGTTTTTCTCCCCAAGAATATACGGATGCTAACGGTATCGAGAGAGCCGATCAATATCAAATTTCTTTACAAGACATGAACTTGGACGGGATTTCCGATCTAAGTCTCGTTTTCTTGAACGTAGGAAAGACGATGGGAAAGGTTTATTATCGATACAGTTCCCCGAGAAGCACCGGAGAGGATTTACTCCAAGTCGCATCCAATGCTTCCGGAAATCAAAGTTCGAGAGTGCAATACGCGCTGACAAATCAGCATCCGGGAGCGACACAACCGGGAACCGGTAATTATCCAAACGTGCCAAACGTTTCTCCCGGTTTTTTGGTCGTTCAATCGGAAATAGATATGTCTACGGGTGTTACTCATCGAAAAAATTATTCTTATTCGAATTTGAGATACAATCAAGGTACAAGGGGAGTCGCGAGAAGTCTCGGCTTTGCTTCGATCCGGGAAACGGACGTAAACACGGGATTTTACAAGATCACGGATTACTTTCAAAACGATTATCGGCTGTCCGGTTCTCCTCAATCCGAACGGAGTTACAACGCATCCAATAACTTGCTGCGATCAACTGTTTATTCGGCTCATTCGTTTCCGAATTCGTTCGGAACGGAGATTGCGGTTCCCGGTTCTATTGTTTCCAATCTATATCAAAATGGAAATCTGCTGACCACATCCGTTAAGTCCGTCTCTTATGATTCCTACGGTTTTGCAACGAGCGATTCGGAATCGATCGGGTCCCATTCTATCACCAATACGACTCAGTATTCTCATGATACGACTGCGTGGAGAATCGGAAGGGTCGTTCGATCCAGAAAGAATGTGGACGGAACCTGGACAGAGGATTCTCAATTTCAATACACGGGTGATAATCTCACTTCTAAAACTCAATTTCCCGCGAGTGCTTATCCTTTGACGACTTCGTTCGGTTATGATTCGTATGGGAACGTGATTTCCGTGAACGATCCATCCAGCGGCTCGAATACGATCGCATACGATTCTTTACTGAATCATTTTCCGGTTACAAAAACAAACGGACTCGGGCATGTTACGACTGCGACTTACGATTCTACAACCGGCCTTGAACTTTCGATCAGTGATCCGAACGGCTCCGTTACGACGACGAATTACGACGCCTACGGAAGAAAGTTGAACGTGATTTATCCGGGAGAAACAAGTCCCAATGAAACATATACGTATGAGAATACGGGAAACTACGACTTGAACAACTTAACGAATAACGAATCGGTTACGAAAAGCATTCGGGACAGCGTAAGCGGAAGCGTTAACGTTTCTAAAATTTTCCGCGACGCTTTCGGCAATACGATTCGAACGGAAAATAATACCGCCGTTGCCGGCGTGAATACGATCGAAGAGTTTCAATTCGATTATGCGATCGGTAAATTGATCCGTAAATCGCAACCTTATTTGAGCGTTCAAACTCCTCAATACGTTTCGTTTCAATACAACGATCCGGATGGAGGTTTGTCGTCGATTGTCGAGCCTTCTTCGACTGGAACGATTTTGACAACAGTTTCCAAAACAGGATATACGGAAACGAAATCGAAAACCTATCCGGACGGACAAACGGAAGTTCGAAGCGAGACGATCAACGAACTCGGTCAAACCATAAGCCGAACGGAAAACGGTAGAACGATTTCCTACGTTTACTCTCCGTTTGGCGAGATTCGTTCGGTTACGGACGTATCCGGCGTTACTACAAATATCACGTATGACAGCATTGGGAGAAGGATTTCCACCCAAGATCCGAACTCGGGGACGATTTCGTTCAGCTACGATTCGCAAGGTAGAATTGCGAGTCAGACAGATGCAAGAGGAAAGAGCGTTCAATTTACCTATGATTCCTTGGGAAGAATTCTTACCCAGAATACGAACGGCGGCGAAACATCGATTGGGTATTCATACGACGACCCGAGTGTACCTTTTTCAAGAGGAAGGTTGACGAAGGTTGTGGATGGAAGCGGTCAGACAGAGTTTCGGTATAATCAAAGAGGGGAAACGATCCAAAAGACGAAGATCGTGGATGATATAACGGCGATCTTCAAAACGGACTATGATTCTTTAGGAAGAGTGGTTACGAACACGTATCCGGACGGAACCAAACTTCATACAATCTATTCCCCGACAGGAAGTATTTCAGGGATCACGATGGATTCAGCGGATGGGACAAGCGTAGGACATACGGTCGTACGATACGAAGGGCCGGCATTGAACGGCAACGGAGAACCGATCGTAAGAAGAGTGACTGGAAACGGAGTGACCATGGAGATCGCGTTCGAACCTACGGACCAAAAACCGCTCGCATTAACGACGCGTAAACCGGACGGCAGCGTAATCGGAAACGTAGAATATACGTATGACGGGAAGGGACAACTCACGCGGATCGAAGATCGATTGAATCCGACAAGAAGTCAAAATTTTACCTTGGACAATTTAGGCAGAGTGACCCAAGCGACGGGGAAATACGGAACGCAAAGCTATTCGTATTCTGCAAACGGAAACTTGATGCAAAAAGGCGCATATACCTTGAGCTACGGTGATCCACAACACGCGAATGCGGTGACTCAAGCAACTAGCGCGAACACCGGAGCGATGAGTTACGGATACGATGCAAGCGGAAATATGACCAACCGCAACGGAGACGTGTTACGCTACGATAGCTACGGAAAACTGACTGAGATTACACCGAACGGAACGACGGAAACGATCCGTTACACCTACGACTATACCGGGAGCAGAATCAAATCGATTACGAACAATACGCTGACGACGAGTTACTTTTTCGGAAGCGATTACGAGATCGTGAGGGTATCGGGAACGCCTGAGAAACATACGCTGTATGTGAAAGGAATCGAAGGGGAAACGGTAGCTCAGTTGACGAGGGAAGATGCGACGTTGCAACTAAGTAACGGTGCGAGTGGGGTAGGTGGTTCGGAAGAATCAACGATTTCTGTTTTTGTGGGAATTCTAACAAATCCATTTTGCAAGGACGTTGCGATCGATTGTGGGAACTATTACAAGAATCGAATTCAGGGAAAACTTGTTTCGGTTTTCGGATATTCCTCGTTTTTTCAAGGAGGAGTTCCCACGCATCTATTCAACGCATTCTACTTCTTGATTCTTTTAGGAATTCTCTATTTCTCCTATCCGTTTTTCCTGAAAGGGAATGCACTTTTACAAAACCTCTCCTGGAGAGGAGTCGGAACCCCAGCGGTTATTGTTGCGTTATTTGTGATGACTTCTCTTCCCGGATGTGGAATCTTACCCGGAACCGGAGGCAAACAAGGTGATCCTCCTTGGTTATTAGCGATGGGATCAAATTTAGCATCAGGAGTTCCGAATATTCAAAATCCAGGAGCTACGACCTCGGGAGGAGGCCAAACGGGCGGAACACCGGTGAACGGAATGTATTTCTATCACCCGGATCACTTAGGATCTGTAACAACCATCACTGACGGATATGGAAATCCAGCAAGCGGCCCCGAACCTGGAGTGAGTTACGTATCCTACGAACCTTACGGTTCCATCAACCGAAACGACTCGTATGGCCCGGATATATTCCGTTACAAATACACGGGACAGGTGGAAGACAAGGAAACGGGTCTTTACTTTTACAAATCTCGTTACTACGATCCAACGCTCGGGAGATACTTACAAGCTGACTCAGTTGTTGATCCCAAGTCAGTGAACGGTCAGAATCGATATATGTATGTAGAAGGGAATCCGGTGGGGGCAACAGATCCATCGGGTCACAGTTTGGATTTGATGTTCTACGCTGCATTGTATCAATACGCGCAATTGCCGAATAATCCGCAGAAGGAAACGAATAACTTGATGTTGTTGTATCTTCACAACCAACAAATCCGAAACACTTCCGGCCCTGGTTGTCCAGTGAGTGGAAAAAATCCTGCAGTATTTGGTAATTTTCAAGGTGATGGAAAGTGCGGAGGGTTTTTGCCAAGAGATACAATGGAGTATATGCTTTATGCTTTCTTAGGAAAAGATTTGGGTCCTGGCATTGCGCTTGTAATTTATTTTTTGATGAAGCCTAATTCACCATTGACTATCGTTGATAGATCCGGAATAGCCCACGATGAAGAGCATAGCTGGGATTTGAACAAGAAGGCAATAAAAGCTAACGAAGAATGGATTAAACAGTCCTGGGGGAATTATTATTCGATTAACGAACAGAGGGCGGCATACAAGAGAGAATACGATGCTTTGCCGAAAAGTTATGATCGATATGGCGGGACAGGGAAGTCGATTATAGCGGGTGTGAATTACGCAGCGACGACGATCTTTGATTACGAGGCATTGGTTCTTGGAACAACGCTTTTCGGGATTCAAAATATCGCAGGTTATTTTTGGTTAGGTGCTAATCGAGCTTTGTATGTCCCGAAAGGCAGATACAACAATTTATGGAAACCAAAGAAATGGAGATTATGAAAGGGGAGTTATCAAAATGATGAATTTTAGAATATTAACTTTATTGGTTTTGTTTATTCTTGGAAATATCTTCTGTTCAATCGGAACAGCAAGAGATGCTTGTAAGAATAATTTGAAAAAGGGAGGAGTCTTTGATGCAAGCGATGACAGTTGTAATGTGCTGCAATTACTGCTTGCGTCTCCATTGGGTGCGGATGCGACAATTGAAGTAATCCAAAGTAGAGAGGCCCGTATTTCAATTCAAGTAATTAACTGTTATCAATATTACGAAAAACTTCAAGAGTGCAATAAAGAGGAGAAGAAATATCTTCCCGCAATCTATAGCAAAGAATAGAAAGTCTCGATCTCGTTGCTTTTGAGTTAAAGCGTTAAGATTTTTCTAGTGTGATAAC